GCAACTGCATCAGCAGATGCAACTTCAAAGGCCAACGCAGCTCAAGCAGCAGCAGAGGCAACTGCAGCAGCAGATGCAACTTCAAAGGCTAACGCAGCTAAGTCAGCAGCAGAGGCAACTGCAGCAACAGCGCTTTCAACACATGAAGCAGACACAACAAGTGTACACGGCATTCCAAACACAGCAGACCTTGCAACAAAGTCATATGCCGACAATGTAGCTGCTGTTGCAGCAGCTGCAATAGTTGATGTTGCTCCAGAAGCATTAAATACTTTAAATGAATTAGCTGCAGCTTTGGGAGACGATCCAAATTTTGCTACTTCAATTGCTACATCCCTTAGCGGCAAGCTAGCTTTGGCTGGTGGAACAATGAGCGGTGATCTTTCTATGAACAATAATAAGATAACATCACTACCAGTTCCTACTTCAGACTATGATGCAGCAACAAAGCTTTATGTAGATACAGCAGCAAACAACGCTGTAAATGAAGCAGAAACAAATGCATCAGCATATACAGATGGAGAAATAACTTCAGCATTAAGTCAGGTTGCAACAGACATATCAGTAGCAGTAGGTCAAGAAGCCACTGACAGAGGCTCAGCAATATCTGATGCACTAGGTCAAGTTGCAACAAATCTTTCTACAGCATTAACAGCACACAATGATGACACAACATCTGTACATGGAATTTCAAACACAGCAGATCTTGCAACAAAGTCTTATGCAGATACATCTGTTGCAAATCATGCTTCAGATACAACTGATGTTCATGGGATTGCCGACACTTCCCTTCTTGCAACAAAGTCGTATGTAGATACATCTGTCGGAACTGAAACAAATAATAGAAACACTGCAATTGGTACACATAATTCTGACACAACAGATGTTCATGGAATTGCAGACACATCACTTCTTGCAACAAAGTCTTATGCTGACACTGCAGAAGCAGATGCAATTACTGCAGCAGGAACAGCAGCAGACTCTAAGGTAGCAGCAGCAGTAGCAGCACTTACAAAGTCTTCAGTAGGCCTTGCAAATGTTGACAATACTTCAGATGCTGATAAGCCAGTTTCAACTGCTACACAGACAGCACTTGATCTTAAGTCCAACCTTGAAGGACCAACATTTACTGGTACAGTAGTACTTCCTTCAACAACATCAATTGGAAATGTTTCAGCAGCTGAACTTGGACACCTTGATGGAGTTACTTCATCAGTTCAAACACAGTTAACTGCTCGCCTACCACTTGCTGGAGGAACAATGACAGGAGCACTTACACTATCAGGTGCACCAACATCAGACCTTCATGCAGCAACTAAACTATATGTTGACAACGTAACTGCTGGAATTAACTTCCACGAATCAGTTCACGCAGCCTCTGTTACCAACTTGGCAGTAATTTATAATAACGGCACAAATGGTGTAGGTGCAACTCTTACAGCCGACACAAACCGTGCATTTGCAGTCCTTGATGGAGAAACAGTAGTTCTTGGTGAGAGAGTTCTTATTAAGAATCAGACTGACGCAAAGCAAAACGGTATTTACACATTAACAACAGTAGGTTCAGTATCTGCTCCATGGGTATTAACTCGTGCAACAGATGCAGATAACAACCCAACTGGAGAAATGAAGACAGGTGACTTCACATTTGTTCAAAGAGGAACAGTAAACGCATCTGTTGGATACATCAATAACTCAACAGCGAACCCAATCGTAATCGGAACAGACAACATCTCTTATACAGAGTTTAATGCTGGTAAGACAGTAGTTGCAGGCTCTGGTTTGACAGAAGCAACACCAGGAACAATTTCTGTTGCAACTGGAGCAATCACTTCAGATATGATTGCAGATGGTACAATTGTCAATGCTGACATTAGCGCATCAGCAGCAATTGCACAGTCTAAGATCTCAGGATTAACATCCGATCTTGCTGCTAAATCACCAATTAATGCCCCAACATTTACAGGTCTTGTAACAGTTGCAGCATCAGGTGTAGCATTTACAGATGGTACACAGACACGTGCTGGTGTTCCATCTATTACAACATTTGCAACAGCAATTTCATCTTCTGCAACAATTGCAGCTGGAGAACAAGATAAGTTTGTTCCACTAACTGGAGCAGTTACTATTACACTTCCTGCAACAGGATATTCAACTGGACAGTCTATTGATTTCTATCAGGCTTCAGGAACTGGAGCACAGTTTGCTTCAACTAACAGCGTTGTAGGAACACCAGGTTTGAAGCTAAGAACTACAAACTCAGTTGCAACAGCTATGAAAACATCTGCAGGCTGGTTGGTCTTTGGAGACCTTGCACTATAATATAAATTAAAGGGGAATATAAATATGTCAAAACAAGCAGGTAGAATGAGTCAATCGGCTAATGATTTTTTAGAGCCGAAAGCAGTAACAAATTTAGTAGCAACAGATGTCGGAACAGCTCGTGCATATAATAATGGTGCAGCATCTGTTTCGTGGACATTGCCAGCAGATTCTCCTGCAGCAACAAGTTATGATATAACAACAACTCCAACAACAACTACTACTAACGTAACATCTACATCAGGTACAATTACTGGATTATCTTCTGGAGTATCTTATACAGTTACAGTTGTAGCAAAAAACGCTTCTGGAAATTCACCTAGCACAACATCTGCTTCATTTACAGCAACTACAGTTCCAGGTGCGCCAGCATCAATGTCTGTTACATCAACAGTTAATGGACAAGATGTATTGTCATGGCAAGAGCCTCTTACAGGTGGAAAAGCAATATCTTCTAGAAGATATTCTTCTGTCAATGATAGCCCAACTAAAAATGGAACTGGTGCAAGCCCAGTAACAATTGCAAACGAGCCTGGAACAGCACAAAGCTACGATGTTTGGCTATCTAACGCAAATGGTGAAGGAGCTTCTAATAGGATTGGTCCAGTAACAACATTTTTTGCACCACCAGCATTCTTTGGTCCACCAGCATTCTTTGCTCCACCAGCATTCTTTGGTCCACCAGCATTCTTTGGTCCACCAGTATTCTTTGCGCCACCAGGATTCTTTGCGCCACCAGTGTTCTTTGGCCCACCAGTGTTCTTTGCGCCACCAGGATTCTTTGCGCCACCAGTATTCTTTGGCCCACCAGTGTTCTTTAGTCCACCAGTGTTCTTTAGTCCACCAGTGTTCTTTAGTCCACCACGGTTCTTTAGTCCACCATCCTTTACAGTATTCTCTATTTAATTATAGTTTACTTAATTATTAAGCCCCACAACCAGTGGGGTTTTTTAATTATAAATGGTATAATATTATTATAAATCTATAAATTAGTATTTATTAATAGAAATACGAGGGAACAATGAAAGTAGACATGGAATATCTTTATCCAGGTATAATTGTATACAGAAATATTTTTACAAAAGAGATGGATTTGATATCGAGGCTTGAAAATATTTTAGATGATAAGTCTTCTGATAATCAATGGAAAGAAGCAAGAACTGGTTATGCAAATCTAGATAAAGAATATAGAGATTGTTTTGATTTTAAGATAAAGAAAAATGTTGAAAGTCCAGAAGGCAAAACAGAGTCTACACTCCTTCTTGAAGAAATTTGGGAAGATGCCAAAGCTGCTCAAGTCGGTCCAGTAGAACACTATAGAAATGGCTTTGGAATAGCCCCATTAAATTATTGGGAAGCTTTTAATTTTATCAAATACGGCCCAGGACAGCACTTTGATGTTCATTCAGATCATGGTTATTCTTATATATGTACTCTATCTTCTGTCGGATACTTAAATGATGACTATGAAGGAGGAGAGCTGTTTTTTGATAAATTAAACTTAAAGATTAAACCAAAAGCAGGAGACCTTTATCTGTTTCCATCTTCATATATTTATTCGCATGCAGCAATGCCAGTTACTTCTGGAACAAAATATTCAGTTGTAACAATGTTAGATTACCTTGAAGCGCCTCATACACCAGACTATCGTGAAATAGAAAAAAGATATTCCGACGGATTAGCTTAACAAGATGTATATTCTAAATGGATATAAAAACAAAGAAGACAAAGTAGATATATCTCAAATTTCAGTTAAAAGAGATTGGATGGATCAAACATACAACAAACATGCTTATAACTGTTTTCCAGTAAATTTAACAAATTCATTGGGTTGGGGTATATCTTTCCCAGAGGATATTACTTTTATTTGGGATGGAATATCTGACTCAAATCCATCACATGTAAAAATATTATCTGGAGAACAGTGGTGTCACCCATTTAGATCTAATGCAACCATAAGTTTTAAAACAGGAATAACTTTAAAAACAGACGAAGATACAACTAGCTTAATTATGCCAGTGCCAAATCAATTTATTGACGGTGCTCAATGTTTTACTACATTGCTATCAACGTCATTTTTTATAGGAGAGCTGCAAGTAGCATGGAAAATTACAAAGCCAAACATACCAATAACAATTAAAGCTGGCACCCCAATATGTTCGGTTATACCTTTAAGCTTAAAATCAATAAATAATTCAGAGTTAATAATAAAAGATATATCAGAAATACCTCCGCTTAAATTTGATGGAGAAAAGTATGCAGAGGTTTCACAAAAGATAACAAGTTCTGGAAACTGGACACATTTTTATAGAAATGCTACAGATCATGATGGCAAAAAAATAGGTCAACATGAAATAAAAACATTGAGGTTAAAAACAATAAATGAATAAAATAGTATTTCATTCTAATAGACTTTATAATAATTCTTCAGATAAATTTTATCCTGTTCCCTCAAAAGAAATGGTCCCAAAGTGGTACAGTTCTGCAGATAGATATTTAAAAATTCCAGGTAGTGAAGAATACTATCATAATGAGCAAGGCGGCAAGATGCTTTCTTTTAAGGCTTGCCCAGCTTTAGTAGATATATTTACTGCTGGGTATATGTATAAAACTCCATGTGACATAACATTTTATAAAAATGCAGAAGGGATAACAAAAGTTAAAACTTCTTTAGGTTTTGAAGAATTTTGTGATGAAAGACCAGAAATGGATGATTTTTCAAATCCAAAAGGGTATCTGCCTTATCACTTTCATTGGTATCCAGCATGGGCTCCAAAGCTTCCAAAAGGTTATAGTGCATTGTATTTGAGTCCTGTAAATAGATTTGATTTACCATTCATTACAACTGCTGGTATAATAGATAATGATAACATGGATACGCCAGGACTTATACCATTTTTTTTAAGAGAAGACTTTGAAGGAGTTATTCCAGAAGGAACTCCATACGTTCAAATAATACCTTTTAAAAGAGAAGACTGGAGTATGGAAATAGAAAAACATAATTACGAAGACATTGTGTTAAGACACGAATATCAAGCAAAGCTTTACAGAACAAAAGATGGCGGAGCTTATAAAAAGCATACGTGGTCTAAAAAAAGGTATACATAGGAGATTAATATGATAAATTTAAATGATGAGGTCGGAGAAAGAGTTAGGTACTCTAGACAGTCAATAACCCCTTCTGGATATTTTGGTAACTCAAAAGATAAAATTGTTGAGTTAGAAAATTTTATAACAGAAGAAGAGCAGTCCTACCTACTAGACTTTGCAAAAAATAATAAATTCTGGGATATTACTGAGTCTCAATGGAATGAAAATGGCAACATAATTTATGACCACAGGGTTTGGGAAGATAGGGTTGCAACTTTAAAAACTTTAGAAAAATCAGATCCAAAAGTAATTGAAATACTTCAGGGTGTGATTGAAAGAATGAAGCCAGTAATTGAAGATTTTTTTGGTGTAGAGGTTTTACCAACCCACCCAGCTATAGTTAGATGGCCAGTCGGAACCATGCAGTTTCCTCATGCAGACAAAGAACTACATGAGGGTCCAGATGCTGGTACACCAAACGAATTTCCTTGGTATGACATAGGAACTGTGTTTTATTTAAATGACGACTACGTTGGAGGAGAATTATATTTTCCAAAACAAGATATAGCATTTAAAACAAAAGCTAGGGGTGCTTATTTTTTCCCAGGAGATTTAAATTATATACATGGCGTAAATAAAGTAAAAGAGGGAACAAGATATACTTGTCCATTTTTTTGGACAGTTACTAGCTTAGAAAGAAAAATAAATGAGTAATTTAATTAAACACAAAGAAGATGTTTACACGCTCTCAGATTTTTTAGACAAAGACGAGTGTGAAAAAATAATTAAATATTTAGAGTTTTTAGTAGAGTCTAAGATGCTAATATGGAACCAGATATCATTTTATGAGTCTTATGCCATGGGTTTTTGGGAAAGAGACAATAATCTAAAAATGTTTGGGCTAGATCCAGAGTATTTTAGACAGTTAAAAGAAAGAATAAAAGAAAAGTCCGAAGAAGTCTTGGGTAGAAAATTAACAGAAGTTAGTTATCATGCACAAAAATGGACAGAGGGTGCATTTGCAACTTTTCATTCAGATAATTCAGATGAGGATGGCAATCCAACACCTTTCATAAGAAGCAAGTACGCAGTATTTTTATATTTAAATGAAGAATTTACTGGTGGCAAGCTAAACTTTAAAAATGATGATATAACGATAGTTCCAAAACTTGGAATGCTTTCAATTTTTGACGGAGGTCATGGTAATGAGCATGAAGTAACTCAAGTTTTAAGTGGAACTAGATATACAATCGGATCATTTTGGGATAAAGCAGAGTCAGTATATACTCCAGAACAAGAAGCAATGTGGGCAAAAGATTTAGCAGAAATAAGAAAAGGTCAAGACGAGTTATATAAAGTATGGGCAGAAGAAAGAGCTCAAGGCTATGTCCCAAAACATATAGGAAAAGGTGAATAATGTATACAAAGCTAGATGAAAATATTTTCTATTTTGAGTCTATTTTAAAAGACCCACAAGGAGTAATTAAAGAAATTGAGTACTTAGATCAATTTTTAAATGAAAGCACATCTATGACTCCATGGAGAACCTGGCATCCAAACGATAGCGATCATTTTGTATACGGTGATACTAAAGACTATAATCAAAACTTAAGATCAGAAGATACAGAATTAAACAAAAGAATTGCTGCATTAGGCGATAAGCTAAAAACTGTTTTAGATGCATGCATAAACATTTATGGAGTTGAAAAAGAAATATATGTTGGTTTTAATAAAAACCTAATGATTAAAAAATATGATGAAGGGCAACAAATGGGGCCACATGTTGATTCAATGGATGACTCTATTGATGTTTCTGATTCTACAGTTTCAGCAGTTCTTTATTTAAATGATGACTATGTTGGCGGCGAGCTAAACTTTGTTAAGCAAGGGGTAAAAATTAAGCCAAAAGCTGGAAGCGTTGTTGTCTTTCCGTCTCATAGACCGTATTTTCATGAGTCCTTGCCTTTAATTAAAGGAACAAAGTATATGTCTCCAATTGTTTGGGCTAAGCTTGACTGGTTTGAAAATAATAATTATAGAAATGGCCTGGCAGACCTAGATGGATCTTGAAATATTAGATGAAAATATTTATTACTATAAAAATATAATAGAAAATCCATATCAACTTATAGAATATATAGAAAAAACAGATTCTATTATGTCTAGCACAACATCTATAACAAAATGGTCTCCTTGGGGACCCAACTATATAGGAGAAGGAATACCTGTTGTTGAAGGAGAGTTTGATCGTTTTGGAGCGCAAAAAAGAATTAACATTCCAGTAAAAACAGACGATGAAAATTTAAATAATGCTTGCGAATATATATACAAATCATTAAGATCAGAAAAGTTTTTTGAAGCTGGAAATTATTATGCAAAACAACATGGTGGAGTTGTTACTGATTTTTTCCCATCAATACTTTCTAGGTATGCAGTCGGCAACGGAATGAGTGACCATATTGATTCAATTGGGGATCCAGAAGGCGGTGTTTTGGGAATATCATGCATCATATATCTTACGGATAATTATGACGGTGGAGAGATAGTATTCCCAAACCATAACATATCTTTAAAGCCAGAAGCTGGAAGCGCAATGATGTTTTCTTCTTATGAGCCATATATACATCGTGTTAACCCAATTTCTTCTGGAATTAAATACATATCACCATCTTCGTTTGGAATGCATAAAAAATGATTTTAAATGTTTTAGAAAAAAATATATTTTATTATAAAAACGCTATAGATGACCCTTATACCCTAATAGAAAATTTAGAAAGATTAGATTTATTTTCAGATATTTATTCTCCAATAACCAAGTGGAACTTATGGAAAGCAAGCAATTCAGATACTGTTTATGGCTCAGTAAAAGAATCAAAATTTAGTATAGATTATTCAAGAAATGCCTATGACTTAGATCAAATAAATATATCAAAAAAAATAAAAAGTGTAGTTGAAAAATGTGCAAAAGACTATTACGAACAAACTGGAATTAATCCAGACTTTCTTCCAGATTACTATACAATAAATAAATACCTTCCAGATGTTTATATGGGGCCACACGTAGACTATGAGGGTGAGGGCAGAACAACTTTAATTCCTTCTATCTCTATGGTTTTATACTTAAATGATAATTACGAGGGTGGAAAAATTGAGTTTCCAGAGCAAGGGATATCTATTAAGCCAGAAGCTGGCAGCCTTATTATTTTCCCTTCAAATAAACCTTACTATCATGATCCAAAACCAGTAACATCTGGCAGCAAGTACATGATACCGTTGTTTTGGTTTAATACTTAAGGTATAATAATTACATGTCGTATCAATTGCAGGTTATAAAAGATAACCCAATAGCCTTTTGGCCGTTGGATGAAACTTCTGGCACAACCGCCTTTGATGTATCTGGTTCTGGAAATAACGGATCCTATGTAGGATCTTTAACAACAGATATACTTCCTTTAGTTTCTGGGGGCGTTTCTGGATCTTTAATTAATAACTTAAACTCAATTGATCTTCCAATAGAATACGACTATAACGGAGATGCCGCTCTTGGAGGGTTGGCCACTAAATATTTTTCTGATAATGATTTTACATTAGAATGTTGGGTTTATCCAAAGATATCTTCCACTACACTTACCCCAATTTTTGCAGATGGTGAAAGCGATATAGGTATTTATTACGAAGACGGAAACATTGTTTTTTTGCTAGAAAACAAAAGACTAGATTTTAGGCTTCCTTCAATCAATCAGTCCTCGCATGTTTGTGCAACTTATACTCCAACATCAATTAGCTTATTTATAAATGGAGAAAGAGCTGGCTCAATATTTTATGATAAATATACTTTTACAAACGAATCGTTTTTTCCAAAAATTGGTCCAACAGCCAGCTCCGAAGATTCATTTATTGTTGATGCGCCAGCGGTGTATAGATATGCCCTAACTCAAGAAAAAGCTAAATCTCATTTTAATTTATTCAGTGGAATTGCTCCAATACAAATAGCGGGACCAGATGGAGGAGTTTTATTTACTTTATCAGATAGATCAATTAAAAAAACATTTTCTTACTCTTATCCGTATAATAAAAAATGGAATCAGTTTCAAGAAGAGGGTTTATATTATCAGGACAACGAAGATTATATAACTGTTAATACCGATTCAGATGATGTAATCTTGTATGATATATTTTCAGTGCCAAGTTCTATATCGTTTATGTCCTCAAAAGTTGAATGGAGCGGAACAAAAGGTGTATCAGTAGCAATTGGAACAGATGGAATAAATTATGATCCATGCTCTAATGGAGATGCAATTCCAGGTTATGTATACGGAGATGGATCCTTTGCAGAAGATAGAGTTTTATATGTAAAAATAACTTTAAGCAGCTCAGACATAACAAAGTTTTTTCCAAAGCTTTATTCATTGTCTTTTAATTTTTATTCAAGCAAGACACTGTTTGCAGATAATCACGGGGAAGACATCGAGCCAGAAGAATCAAACCTAGCCTTGTGGGATTATGATTTATCTTCAGAAGATTACCCAATTTTAATGAGAAATAAAAATAATGGAATTAGGCCATATGATTCTGGTTTCCCTATAAATACATTAATGAGTGTTCAGACTCTAGAAATGTTCTTTACGCCAATAAGCCTTTCTGCTAACTATCTTTTCTACCATGATTTAGCACATTACTCATGGAGCAATACTGGGGCGGTTACAAAAAGCGGAATATCTGCAATATATGTAAATGGAGTAAACAGAACTAATGCCACTAATATAAATACCTTTATGTATCCAGATGAGTTATATCATATTGTTGTAGTTTTATCTTCAGCAATATCCACTCAAATATGGTTTAATGTTAAAGTAACTAATGGAACATGGTCAAATTCTGGTCCAAGAAATCTATATAATAATATAGCAATATACCCATCAGCATTTAGCTCAACATTAGCCCTAGAGCACTATGCCCTTTATACGGAAAGACCGTCAACTTTGGCAGAAGATACGTCAATGTCATTGACAGAAAATGCCTATCAAGTGCATGATTATGACTGGATAGTGGTTAAAAGTATTTAATTTTGTACTGAGGTGTGACAAAAGCTGGACTTATGTGCTAAAGAATGGTAAAATAAAAGTCTTATGGATATCAAAACAATAAACACCAAAATGCTAGAAGAGGAAACAACTCTCGGTATATACGTATGGGAAATGCCAGACGGAAGATGGATTGGTGATGACGATGGAAACTTCCTTTCTATTACATCTAAAAAGGGAAATAGATCTAGAATGGATGCACTGGCAAGAGAAGTTCGTTCATATGGAATTCATGAAGGTCAGCCCAAGTTCCTTTCTGGAAGGCGCAAAATTGATGATGAAGAATTTGAGTATCAGAAAAAAAGATTAGACTGGGGATTGGTTCCAGACCCGCTTGATATTGGCAACCATAAAGATGAAATGAAGAAGTTGAGGGGCTTAAGATAAAATGGAATTTATTAATGACGAGACATCTAATAGCGATATAAATATTTCAAATGCTATGGACTGGGCGCTTCTTAATAAAGAGGTTGTAACAAATAATGATCCATTTTCAATAGATTTTGACGCATTAAAAAAGGTTGGCGGACTAAGTACTTCTTTTAAAAGAAAAATGAATAGAGAGTTTTCTAAAAGATTTGTTGGTCAAGATGGAACTGGAACACAGCAAAATCTTTTAGCACAAGCAATTACTGGCTATGCTATGTTCGATTTAATCGAGCCACCATATAACTTAGATTATCTTTCAAGAGTTTATGAGCTTTCTACATATAATTATTCTGCGGTAAATGCAAAGGTTTCAAACATTGTAGGACTAGGCTATGACTTTGTTGAGACAAGAAAAACAAATGAAGCATTTGATTCAATAACCGATGACAAGCAATTAGAGCGTGCACGCAAAAAGCTAAATAGATTGCGTCAAGACCTAAACACTTGGCTAGATGAAACAAATGAGGAAGAGCTATTTATTGAAACTCTCAAAAAGGCATATACTGATTTAGAGGTAACTGGAAACGGCTATATCGAAATTGGAAGAACCACAAGTGGCAACATTGGTTACATTGGTCATATTCCAGCAAAGACAATGAGAGTTCGAAGACTTCGTGATGGATTTATTCAATTACTTTATGGCAAGGCTGTATTTTTTAGAAACTTCGGAGACTCAGATACGGAGAATCCAATTGCAGGAATTGCAGATAGACCAAATGAAGTTATTCATTTAAAGAAATATACTCCAACAAATAATTATTATGGCATACCAGATATTGTGGCAGCAACAAATGCCCTTGCTGGTAATGAGTTTGCGGCAAAGTACAACCTTGATTATTTTGAAAATAAAGCGGTGCCAAGATATATAGTAACGGTAAAGGGAGCAAAGCTTTCTCCTGAAGCAGAAAGAAAACTATTAGAATTTTTCCAAGTCGGCTTAAAGGGAAAAAATCACAGATCCCTATATGTCCCACTTCCAGCAGATACTCCAGACTCAAAGGTTGAATTTAAAATGGAGCCAGTTGAGGCAAATACTCAAGACTCATCATTTAATAAATATAGACAAGCAAATAGAGATGAGATATTGCTTGCTCACCGTGTTCCCATTAATAAGCTTGGAACTCCAGAGGGAGTTAATTTAGCCGTAGCCCGTGATGCTGATAAGACATTTAGAGAGCAGGTTTGCGCTCCCGCACAGATGATTTTAGAAAAAATATTAAATAAGATTATTGAAGAGAAAACAGATGCTTTATTAATTAAATTTAATCAGCTTACTCTTACGGATGAAGACACTCAATCTAAAATTGATGAAAGATATTTAAGAATGAAGGTCATTACCCCTAATGAAGTTAGAATTAGAAAGGGCATGGTTCCCGTTGATGGTGGGGACGAGATGGTTGATTTAAAAGCTCAAGATGCAGCAGAAATTACAGCCCAAGCCACAAATAGCAGAAAAAGAACTCAGGACCGAAGCGCAACTTCCCCAGATAATTCAGGAGAAGGCAGAAATGCAAAAGGCGACGGCAGACAGGTTGACTAGACCTACTCAACTGTTATTTGCCTTTTGATGCGTACGAGTATAAAATTAAGCATATGAATATTGAAAAGTCACATTGGTCTTCCAATGGTGAAAACATACAGCTATCGGTTCCTTTTACAAAGGTAAACCGTGAGAAGAGAACCGTATCAGGTTTTGCAACATTAGATAACGTTGATCAAACTGGGGATGTAGTTACATCAGAAGCTAGCTTAAAAGCATTTGAAAGTTTCCGTGGAAACATTCGTGAGATGCACACCCCTCTTGCAGTTGGCAAGATGCTTTCATTTAGACCAGAAACTTATTACGATCCAATCTCAAAGGGTTTCTTTAACGGAATTTATGTAGACGTATATGTATCAAAAGGCGCAAATGATACATGGGAAAAATGTTTAGATGGCACACTTACAGGATTTTCAATCGGCGGAAAGATTACAGAATCAGATAATGAAGTTAACAAAGCAACAGGACAACAGGTAAGATTCATTAAGGGTTATGACTTAATGGAGTTGTCAATAGTTGATTCACCAGCAAATGAATTATGCAACGTTCTTTCAATATCTAAAATGAATGGCCAGCTAGTATTTAAAGGTATGGCAGCAGAAACTGTAACAGAAAATATTTTTTATTGTGAAGAAAGTGACTCTGTATTTATGTCAACAGAGAAGACATTCGACTCTCCAGTTTCTGGAAAGCCAGCAACACTAATTGGTTGGGTCGAAAGTTCAGATGTAAACAAATCAAACGAAATAGATAAGATTCTTGATTCATTTAAGAAGTCAAGATTACCGTTGCCTGAAACACAAAAAATTGCAAAACAGGCAAACGTAGAAGGAGGTAATGAAGTGTCAGATGTACAAAAAGATGTAGTAGCTGCAGAAGCTATTGCCGAAGAAACACTAGTAGTTGCTGAAGAAGCACCTGCTGACGTAGATGCTGCACCAGCAGCAGACGCTTCTGCCGATTCTCTCGAAAAAGCAGCCGATGTATCAGAAGTTGAGGTTGATGAACCTGATTTTGCAAAGATGATGGGCGATCTAAAAGGCTTTTTCTCAGAAACTCTAGCTAAAGCTACAGAGTCAAATGCTGCACAGGTGACAGAAATTAAGTCAACTGTTGAAAATTTCAGCAAAGCTGTAGAAGTTAGAATCACAGAGTTGGCAGAACAACACACAGCATTAAGCAATGCTGTAGCAGATATCAAGAGCACGATTGATGGTGTAACAAAGCGTGTCGATGCAGTAGAATCAGAGACTGCAATTAAGAAGTCCTCAGATCTTGGCGGATCTCAGGAAGTAACAATAACAAAATCTAAATGGAACGGTTCTTTCCTCGGTACCGTATCAGATTTAATTCGATAATAAGGTAGGTGAAAAATATAATGAGCAATGAAACATTAGAAAAAGCAATTGCAGCAGGCACAACAGCCACTGGCACATTTGCATCCGTTACAAACGGAACAGGAATCCACACAGCGTCAGAAGATGGCAACGGTGGTTTACTAAACCCAGAGCAATCAGCTCGCTTCCTCGACTATATGTTCGACGCAACCGTAATTGGTAAAGTCGCACGTACTGTTAGAATGAAGTCTGACACAACCGAGATTGATCGTATGTCCGTTGGTGAGAAGCTTATGAAGCTCGCAACAGAAGGAGATAACACAGCAGCTAACGCAGCAGTGACATTCTCAAAGATCTCTCTTACAACAAAGAAGCTTCGCTTGGATTGGGAGCTTTCAACAGAGTCTCTAGAAGACAACATTGAAGGTCCAGATCTAGAAGATCACATTGCACGCATGATGGCAACACAGGCAGGTAATGACATTGAAGATGTAGTCCTTAACGGAAATACATCACTATCATCAGATAACCTATACAAGGCATTTGATGGTGTTGTAAAGAAGGCAAAGTCAGATGCACACGTAGTAGACGCAGCAGGTGCTGGTATCTCTCGTGCAGTATTTAACTCAGCTCTTAAGGCACTCCCACGTAAGTACAAGCAGCGCAGAACAGATCTTCGCTTCCTTTCAGGTTCAAACTTGATTCAGGATTACTTATACTCAACATCACAAAACATCCAGAACGTCAACCCACAGGATATTGCTTCAGGCATCATCCGTGGTGAGGTTGCTCCAGTTTCAGGTCCAGCAGGATATGTAGCTCCATACGCATTTGGTATTCCAATCGTTGAAGTTCCACTGCTACCAGAGACACAGACTGGTGACTATTCAGCAGCATCAGGTTCACACGGTGATATCCACTTGACATTCCCAAATAACGTTGTTATTGGTGTTAAGCGTGACGTAACTGTATACCGATTCTTCTGGCCACGTAAGGACTCAATTGAGTACACAATGTATACTCGTGTTGGCGTCCAGATCGAGCAAGCAGATGCTTGGGTTGTAGTTAAGAACGTTAAAGTCGCTTCATAATTTAATTTATTAAGAAGACTTGCAAGAAAGGCCCCTAATTAATTTTAGGGGCTTTTCATTTTAATTGACTAATGCTATAATTAAATAACTTAGACTAAGGAGATTTTATGTCATTTGATACATTAAAAGTATCTGAGTTAAAAAAAATCGCAGAAGATTTCGGCGTTGATACAGAAGGTTTAAAGAATAAGAACGATATAATTGCAGCTTTCACAGAAGAAGGCGTCACATGGTCAGTGTACCAGAAGACAATTAAAGATATTGAAGAAGATTCAGAAGAGATTGAGGTCTTGCCTAGATTTGATTCAAAGAAAGAATTAGATGAGGATGATGTACTTGTTAGAATGACAAGAGCTAACTTCAGATATGATATTCAAGGTCACACATTTACAAAGGAACACCCTTTCGTGGCAATGGATCCAAAGACAGCACAAGAAATTTTTGATAAGGAGGAGGGTTTTAGATTAGCTACTCCAAAGGAAGTTCAAGAGTACTACAACTAATCCCTATGTGATATGGCAGAGATTTATGTTAATAGTAATGCACCAATCAAAACTAAAATATTTTGGGCTGGTGAAATTGTAGACCCAGATGGCAATGTGTCTGTAGAGGTCTATGACATTACAGAAGATCCTGCTATAGACCCATCAATAGATCCAACATCTTTATTGCTAACACTAACTGCTATGAAGCTAGAAAATGATATCGGCAGCTATCAAATTGTTTTACCAACAGCTTATTCTGATAGAAATAGAAGATTTAAGTTGGTGTGGAGATATCAGGTAAACAATTCAAACTCATATCATGTATCTTATACTGATGTAGTTACTCCATATGCAAATTTAGCAGAAGCAATCGAAGACCTTGGCCTTGGATCAGATCCTTCTGACCCAAGATATAAAACTTATCACGAATTACAAATGGCTGAAAAGTATGCAAGAAAAGTTATTGAAAATTATTGCAATCAATCATTTTATTTATACGATGATGTTCAAGTAGCTTACGGAAGCGGGTCAGATACTCTTCCTCTTCCTTTTAAGTTAGCACAATTGCATGAGCTTTATGCAGGAGATTATTTGTTAATAGATAATATTAATGAAATTAATAACTGGAATACAGTACCAATAATATCTGAAACTGGATTTGGTATAAGAGTTAATACCCAGAACTTAATTGATAACACTGTATATATTGCAAACGGAATGGTCCCTCCAACCGTAAATGATATAGGATATGGCGGAGCATTTAAAAAAGACGTAAGATATAGAGTCGCTGGAAAATTTGGATGGGAATCAGTTCCAGATAATGTTGAGCAAGCATGTATCCAGCTTATGGGAGATTTCTTTGAAAAAGATTCTACCTGGAGACAAAAGTATGTCAAGGGCGTAAAGACCTTTGATTGGCAGTTTGAATTTACAGCAGATACATACAAGGGAACTGGAAATGCTTATGCAGATCAATTACTTAACCCATATGTTGTAAACGGCATGGTAGTGATTTAATTATGCTAGGCTTAGTTGACTCAATACTGTCAATGACAGTCGACGTATACAGACAGTTTGATACTCAAGACCCAGATACTGGCGCAATTAAAAAAGAATGGCATTTTTATAAAACTGTTCCATGCCATGCTAAAGGAATAATATCAAATTCAACAACAACTCGTTCTGGAGATATTCAGTCCTTCAATAATAAATATATGAACGAGCAGACCCTGCAAATTAGAACAGAGAATAAGCTAACTATAAGAGAAAAGGTTACTAATATTCGTGATCAATATAATAATTGTATTTGGACAGAAATAGATTTCCCTTCAGAGACACCGACGGTGTTCGAGGTTTTTGGAACAACTCCAATAACAGATCCATTCGGTCAACTTCTTGGCTATAACTCAATGGTCAAAAGATCGGAGAATCAGATAATTGGAATCTAATGTTGCTCTACTTCAAGCCGCAAGCGGACTAGAAAGGTTAATGGTTGGTACTGTAGGAACAAATTTACAGGATACAACTGTTGCACAAATATCTGCTGCTTTATATTATCAATCAAATGTAATAGCAAAGCTTATGAGCAATCCTGGATTTAAGAATAAATTTCAAACAATGATCTATGACCAGATAGATAAAGATTTTGGTAATTATATAGATGCTCAGGCAAGAACAAAGCCAAAGTCTTTTCACCATGTTTATGAATGGAAAAAGACGGGGCAAGAATCTGGAAGACTATTTAAATTAAATAGAATGGGCTCAGACGGATTATCCTTTAGGATAGGATATGATTTTAAACTTTCAAAAACTAAAGTACCCAAAGATAAAAGATCCAAAAACTCATATGTATTTGCAAATAAAGCTTTTGTAATGGAATTAGGAAACCCCATAACAATCTCTCCAAAGGCTTCTAAGCGCCTTGTGTTTGAGGTTAATGGTTATACCGTCTTTATGCCAAAAGGGGCTTCAGTGGTCGTCAGAAGGCCTGGAGGGGCTGCCACAACTGGATCCTTTAAGATGGCATATGCACATTTCTTTAAAAGCGATTTAGTTAATTTATCAATTAAAAAATCTGGTTTTCAAAATATATTTAATAGTGCAATGTCAAAAGCACTTGGAATTCCATCAAACATTAAAAAAGTTCAATATTCATTTTCGCCAAATGCTGTCAGGGCACAAGCAGACGTTGCATTGGCTTCATCATTTGGAGGTTCAATGCTATGACGGCAAATTATAAATTAGATGCATCATCTGAGATAAGAAAGTTTTTATGGTCTCAGCTTTTAAACTACGAGATATTTGATGCCAGCGACTATTATTCAGACAATATAGGTAAAGAGATTATTCCTATAATTCCAGTACAGCAATCGGCGGAGCTAAATCAATTCTTGAGCGGCAAGAAGCATATAGTCTATGATAAGATAGGAATGTCTTATGAGGACAATTGGTTAATATGTTGTGAACAAATTCTATTTACCATATATTCAACAGATATATCAGAGATTAATGAGATAAGAAACTTCATGATTGATGAGTTTAGAAGAATGGATGAATCGGCAAGGGATGTTAGGAGTTCAGATATGGTCTCAGACCTATTTAAATTCCATAGCATATTTGTTGCCGATATATCGCCAACATCACCCTCTGAGGAAATTCAGGGATTTTTGTCCTCAGACGTAATCCTAGAAATAAAGTATTCCAGAATAACAGACAATTCTGGTCGATTCATTTAGTTTGCCTTTTGGGGCATTATACACTAAAATTGGATCTAGAGGAATTGGCCTAGCCAGCCAAATTATGTTTTACAATTTAATATTGATATTATAAACAGGAGGTTTTAAATTATGGCACAAAACACAGGTAATGCCAAGAATATTTTAGTTGGTGCTTCACCACTATTTTTGTCAGTAGACGATTCAACGGCAGCAGGTTATGTAGATAACATGGAGCCAGGAGTTTCAAGAGCGGGAACAGTTGCATCTGGCGCAGTCAAGCCATCTACAAAGGTACCAGCTTTCAACACAGCTACATCATATATTCCAACACTAAATGCATTAGATACTAATGCAGCAGGTGGAGCAGATGCAGCAGCATACCGTAACGTAGGTTACACAAACAATGGTCTTCAGATTACTTACAACCCATCATACGGTTCAGTAACAGTAGATCAGCTTCTTGACACAGCAAAGCTGTTCAAGGAGTCAATGGAAGTTATGATTGCAACAGAAATGGCAGAAGGTACTCTAGAAAATATTCTAGTTGTATTTGGCCAAGGAAAGTCAACACTAAATAATGGAGTTCTAGGTCTTGAGGCAGGTGCACTTGGATCAGCTCCAACAGAGCGTCAGCTTATTGCAGTAGGTCAAGCACCAACTACATCAAGCGCAACATCAGAGCGTGTTTACTATGCACGTAGAGTTTTGTCTGTACAGCAGTCACAATTCTCACTTGCTCGTAACGCAGCATCAACATTCCCAGTAACATTCCGTCTTCTCCCATCAGGAGATTCTGCATACGCAGGACAGGAATACGGTAAGATCATTGACCGTACTTGGACACCAGCATAATTTAATTAATTTAAATTAATTGGAAGGCCCCCAGAAATGGGGGCTTTCTGCTTGTATTAATAAGAGTGATTTGTTATAATAATTAAGACAATCCTAGGAGGATAAATTGGCAACTACAATATATGACGTAGAAGAAATTGAACTACAAAATGGCGCAAAAGTAAAGCTTAAGCCTTTAACAATTAAAGAGCTTCGCAAGTTTATGGTCGCTATTCAAAAGACAGCAAATACAACATCAGAAGACGAAACACTTGATATTCTTATTGATGCATGTGCAGTAGCATTAGCAAAACAGCTACCAGAACTAGTAGCAGATAGAGATGCACTAGAAGATGCATTAGATGTTCCAACAATCAATCGCATCCTAGAAGTTTGTGGTGGAATTAAGATGGATGACCCAAACCTTCTAGCGGCAGCGGTTCTGGCTGGTCAGAACTAGATCTAGCCGCTTTGTTAGGGGAAGTTTTTCTTTTAGGACACTGGAAAAATTATTCAGAGCTAGAAGAAAATCTTTCAATGCCAGAACTTATTCAGACTTTGCAGTCAATGAATAAGAAAGAAGAACAAAATAGAAAGTTTTTAGCAGGACTTCAAGGCATCAATCTTGAAAATGCTGAAGAAAAAGAAGGCCCAACCTTTGAAGACATTCGAAGAAAAGCTCTGGGAATAAATGCAAGTGGCGATGATGTTGTTTCGCTACAAGGATCAATTGCCTCAGAGACTGGATTTGGAATCGGAGCTGGTTTGGGATACGAAGTGGGGTAACATATAATATATGGCCAATGAGACAATAGTTACGAATATAGTAGCTAATGCTAATTTCTCAAGTCTTATTGCTAATGTGCAAAAGGCTACGGCAGAGCTCGCTCAATTAAAAGGTGCTTTAGCAACAACAAACAAATCGCTTGCAATGGATGCGGCAAAGATCCAGCAAGGGTTTGCAGCAACACTTAGAAGCACTGGCCAGTTCTCAACCCACTTCGTAAGTCTTTCTTCTGACGTAGAAAAGTTTGGTAAAAACTTAGATCAGGGAAGACTTAAGCTTAGAGATTACTATAGAACATTCCAAGATCACACTAGAACTTCTGGTGGAATGATTAGGGAATTGGCAAGACAACAAGTTCAATTACAAAATGCAATACTTCAGCCACTAGGTAGAAATGCCGAAGGCTTAATGCAGTTTAACGTTCAGATACCAAGAGGTCTGGATGCTACTAAAAATAAAGCATCTCTGCTCAAGCAAGAGATGCAAATATTTAATAAAGTTATTCAGGATGGCGGAGTTCAGTTAATTAACTGGGGTAAAAATACTCAGTGGGCTGGACGTCAGCTAACAGTTGGACTTACTGTACCAATCGCAGCTTTTGGAATGGCTGCATCAAAAGCATTTAGAGAAGCAGACGAGCAATTAGTAAGACTAACAAAGGTTTATGGAGGAGTAGCACAAACCTCAGCAGTAGAGCTTGCCAAAGTAAGAAAAGAAGTTGCTGCTACTGCAAAAGAGTTAGCTTCATCATATGGAGCATCTTATAAAGAAACAATAGCACTCGCAGCAGATATTGCAGCGGCAGGAAAACAGGGCGAAGAGCTATTAAAGTCAACTCAAGAAACAACAAGACTTTCTATACTTGGTGAAGTTGATAGACAAGAGGCAATGAAAGCAACTCTAGCAATTCAAACAGCATTCAAGCAAAACACAACAGAGCTTTCTGAATCAATTAACTTTTTAAACGCAGTTGAAAACCAAACATCTACATCTCTAGCAGATTTAGTTGAAGCAATTCCAAAGGCAGGCCCAGTTATTCAAAGCCTTGGAGGATCTGTTCAAGATCTAGCTTTATACTTAACGGCAATGAGAGAAGGCGGAATTAATGCATCAGAAGGTGCAAATGCTATTAAGTCCTCTTTGGCATCTCTTATTAATCCAACTAAAGTTGCAAAAGAAATGTTTATGGGATTCGGCATAGACCTTGAAAACATAGTTACATCTAATGCGGGAAATTTAACTGGAATGTTAATGGAAGTTCAAGCGGCACTAGAAAAGCTAGATCCTTTATCTAAATCAAAAGCAATTGAGCAGTTATTTGGAAAGTTCCAGTTTGCAAGACTTTCTGCCTTATTTGAAAACTTAGGAAAAGAAGGCAGTCAGACTTTGCAAGTATTAGACTTAATGAAAACAAGTACTCAAGAACTAGCAGGAATTGCTGATCGAGAATTAGCTCAAATTACAGAGTCGGCTTCTGGTAGATATAAGAGAGCATTAGAATCTTTAAAGGCAAGTTTAGCTGGCGTCGGAGAGCAATTCCTAAACATAGGAACATTCTTTATCAACGTAATAGATAAGGTTGTTCAGTTTGCAAACAAGCTTCCAGACCCAATTAAAAAGCTTCTCACATTTGCAGCAGGATTTACAGCATTAGCTGGACCAATAATTATGTTAACTGGTGTTCTAGCAAACTTCTTGGGATATGTTGTTAAGGGTGCAGCGCATTTCAGAGCATTGTTTAAGGGTGGAGAAGGATGGAGACTTCTTACACCAGAGATGCTTGCGGCAAATAAAGCAGGAAACCTATTAGAGACAACATTTTATAGTGATGCAAAAGCAGCATCTGTTTTGTCTACAGCACTACACAGCTTAAATGAAGAGTTTAGAATATTACAAGCACGAGCAAATTCTGGAGTAAGCGCAGCTCCTACAATTTCAACTGTTGCTGGCCAAGTTGTTATGACTGGAACCGCAATAAGAGAAGTAGACCCTACAAGTCAATACATATCTCCAAGAGATACTAGAGCATATTCTCACCCAAACCCTGTTTCAAGAATGACTCCAGCTGAAAGAGAAGCTCAGACCATATTTGGAATTGTGCCAGGAGCACCTAAAGTAAATAATGCTATTAGTAATAATCCACAGATGTACATGAGTTCAGATCTTCCAAAGGTTTCTGGAGTATCTGCAATTAAGGGTGTTTCTACTGGAATAGTTGCAGGAGAAGCAGCAAAGTGGCACGCAATGACTGGCGCACTTGCAATGCAGTCCGAAGCAGAAATTGCTTTGCTAAAACGTGAAGTTGCAGCAACAGGATTAATTACGACATCATTATCAGATTCATATCAAGCTCTTCTTCCTCAAATGTCTAGAATAACAACACTAGCCGCAACAGAATCTGCCGAAATTGTTGCACAGCTGCAATCATCAAAAATAACTGTAGATCAGGCAAGAGCAAGAGTTGTTGCATTAAATCAGCAAATAGAAATGATGATGGGGCAGGCAGCAACAGAAGTTGCTACTGCACAAGGAAGAACAATTAATTTAACACAGCTACCTATTGTTAATCAGCCAGCATTTGATCCAACTACTGGTAAGGCGAATATGAAAGAGCTTACTCGCCCAGGAAGAACTAGAGATCTATTTAACTCTATTGCAAGAGTCCTTGGAGTAAAAACATATGGAGCACCATATAGCATAGAAACAACAAGACCAAAAAGATTTAATATTGGTGGAGACATTGAAAGCTTCGGACCAAATAAAACTGTTGTATCTGGTCCAAGTTCTATTAACTATGATGACAGAATGGGCGTTATTCCTTTAGGAGGATATGTCTTAAATCAAAGAGCTTCGCTAGACCCAGCTAATAAAGATTTAGTCGATATGGCAAGCACAACATTTGGAAATAGCGGACCTTCAATGACAGCCCTGCTAACACCAAAAGAAACTATATTTGGACCAGGCATACATAAGAACCCAGAACTTTATGCAGCAGTTGACGCAGCAAATAATGGCTACTCATTTGGCGGAAACATAATGAGAAATAAAAAGAATTATGGTGCTTCTGCTCCACAAATGGGGTCTGTGGAAGAAAATGATTTATTTGCAATTGCCACTAGATTAGGCTCTGATGACTATGATGAAGATTTTAGAATCAGAACAGTATTGCATGACGCTGCAATTCTTTCTCAATATATGTCTCCAGATGAAGCAATCGATATGGCAGATAGTTATTTACGTGAAGCAAGAAGGGTTGCATATGATCCTTACATGCAAGATATAAATCCAGATCTATGGAGAGATATTAGAGAAGAGCAGTTACTTAGAGCTGAAGCTTTAATAAAAGAAAAAACTGGTAAATCTATTCTGGCTAGAAGAAACGAAGCCCAATCACGCACTGGGGTAGGAAGAAAGTTTGCTACATCTGCAGTTACTCCAACTGCAAAACTAATTATGGCTATGCGTGCAAGAGGTGGAGAGTTTAGTCAAAACATATTAAATAATGTAATTGGAGAAATATCTAGAGTAATAGACATTGATCCAAAAACTGGAAAGTCAAAAAGCGGCAGGACTGCGCTTGTAACAGAGCATACAAGACCAATGAATGAGTGGAATCTTCATGGAGAAGGAAATTTATTTTCTGCTGTCGCTGGCTCAGAGTCTCACAACTCTGCAACAAATAGACTTAGATCTAGATCAAGGGGAGTTGTTCCAGACGAGTTGCCATTGTCTGCCAGATCAGCTGTACAAAGAAATACAATGCTTGGTAAGTATTATGGTCTTCCAGGATTACTAACTGGAATTCTAAAAAGAAATATGGGCGGTAATATTCCAGGCGGTGACATTTATTCTAATAGATATGGTTATGGCATATCATCACTTCCAGCATCAACACTAGCTAGATTAACTGCAAAATGGAAGCCTAAAAAACAATTCTATCCACAAGGAATGCAATATGTTGTAGGAAACCAGGACCCATTGCATGGTCCACTTCAAATTGGAAGAAGCATGGTTCCAAAGCAATATCATGATGATCCTGAATTTACTCGTGAGGTTTTATATCGTGATGATCAATTTGCAAGACAGGCAGTTCTTCCTCAGTTCCCTATTGGAACTTTAGAAGATAGAGGTAAGTATATACTACGTCAATACATGGCTGGCAACTATAGCATTTTGCAAACCCCAGGTGCTGTAGAAGCAGTAAAAACTTTATCAAGAAAGTTTAGCGGAAAGCTATACAGAGGAATATATTTAAAGAATAATAAATCAAATCCATTACCAGCAGACATATTAGATTTAATAACTCAGGCAAAATTAACTGGAGATTATTCGCCTCTAATTGGAAGAGAATTTATAATGCGTCGCTCCTCTTGGAGTAAAAATAGAGACATAGCAAGTTTGTTTGCCCCTGGCCATTCCGCTCCAGGTGATGAAAAAGCTATTTTAATAGAAGCAATTGTAAAGAATAGAAATGTTGTTCCAGCATCAGAGGTTTTTCCAGATGCAAAATTCTCAGCTCCATTCGGACAAAAGGTAGCTGGGCATAACTCAAGATCAGAACAAGAAGCGATCTTTGGAGGCAAGTTTAGAATTGTTGATGCAGGAAATGGTAAGATACAATTAGAGACAGTTGTTGACGGTGCCCGTGCTAAGGGAGGTCCAGTTAATGCAAACAGACCGTACTTGGTTGGAGAAAACGGACCAGAAATATTTGTTCCTAAAAATTCAGGCGGAATAATTCCAGGTGGAGATATTGTTAAGAACAGAACTGGATATGGACTTCCTAATATCCCAACTATGCCTGGATACGAAACTCCTTTAGCAACTCAAATGGGAATGACTCCAGTCACACAAAATCAGTCTTCTGGATATAATCCTTATGGAATGAAAGCCCAAGGTCTTGGTATGGTAGCGGCAGTTGGCGGACCAATGCTTGGTCAGGCAATGGGCGGCAATACTGGAATGATGATTGGAATGGGCTTAGGACAAGTTGCATCCATGCTTCCATTCGTAATGAAAGGAGCACTAACATTATCAAAAATAATTAAATTTACTGGATATGGTGCTTTAATTACAAGCGTGATCGCTGCTGGAAAGTACTTACTGGACTTAAAGAAAAAGTATGAAGATGTTGGAAAGGCAAACAGATTAGCGTTTGGCGGCACTGAAAAAACTTTAGGAGAAGCTGGCCTCTCTGGAAAATATAAAGACCTATCTACTAGACTAAAAGATATAAATGATCAGCTAGACCTGCAACGTGCTAAGGCACGTGCATCATATGATGCAAATACTAAGACTGGAATAAATGGACTTACTCTTACCATTAAACAGTTAAGAGAAGAGACTGCCAGAGTTAAAACAGAAATGCCAGAAACACTAGCTGCATTTAATAATATAGATTCATCAAAGGTCAATCAATTAGCAACATCACTAAAATCTCAATATGTTTCAATGGGAATGTCTGTAGAGAAAGCAACAAATACAATTTATGCTTTGATTGCTGCATCAAACAAGTCTAGTCAGGCAATAGGGGCCATATCATCATCTTCATTTAAGCAGATTACAGATAGAGCTTCAGCTGCTGCAGAATCGGTTAAATTAGTTTCAAATGCAATTCAAACAATGAATGGTAACACAGATAAGGGATTTATAGAAGAGCTAAATACTGGAATAGAAAACATGATCAATGTTCTTTCAATTTACCAAGACTCACTGGTTGGATCAAAAGGCGGAGCAGATGGAAAAACAGAATTAACAGAGGCTGATGCACTTAAACAAACACTAAATGAAATAGGAAAGATCAAGGGCGCAACTGATCAATTAGAACAAAAAACTTTAGATAAGCTTAAAGAGCAAAACCTAGTTTATGCTACTATACTTAGAAATGGCGAAAGCTTACAAAGCATTTATGCAAAAACAGCTATATATGCAGCAGGGCTAGCAGATAAAATAAATATTGCAGCAATGACTGGTAAGCAAGCTGTGATGTTTGCTCAACAACTCGCAACTTATCAAGGTGTTTTAAATGATATAACATCTTCAACTGACTCAAGTAATCCACTTTCTTCTTTGGCAAAACTTTATGAAACTGCTAAAAAGGCTGCAGACTCTGCAGGCAAAGCTGCAAAAGCTGCTGCAAAATTTGATGCTGACTATTATAAGGATAAAATAAAAGCAATTCAGGAAGCTATAAGAGAACTAGAAAAAGAAAGAAACGCTAGATTAAAGCTTTTGGAAGTTCAACAAGCATCAGCTGACTTTAATAAGTCTCTAAAGGATGAGCAGATAAGGTATCAAGAGTTCCTTGCTTCTGGAGATTTAGCAGCTGCCGCACAATCTCAGCTTAATATTAAAAAGCTTCAAGAGGATAGGCAGAGAGAGCTTACAAGACAATCAATTTCAGATGACTATGAAAAACGTATTGAGGATAAGCAAAAAGAAATTGATAAGCTACAGAAGATATTAGAGAATGCAGAAAAAACTCAAGGTACTACAGCTGCAGCTGCAGCAAAAAAGTCTGCAGATTTAGCAACAATTGAAAGCTACAGAACAAGAATAAATGATATCGTTACAAGAAATCCAGATGGCAATTTCTCTAAAGACGATCAGCTTCTACTAACTGAAATATTTAATGAGATGAGAAAAGCAGGCGGAGCAATTAAAGCGGCCGCAGATGAAATGCTTAAAAATTATCCATCAATTCCTTCAGGCCCACCTTCACAGGCTGGAGGACAGCCAGTTGGAACATCTTCGGAAATAATGCTCGCCAAGGCTTTGGCTGCAGCAGTAGATAATAAGAGCGGTGTATTTTCAACAGCAGTAGATAAATTTATTGCGGCAGTAGATAAATTTGCTGGAGTAACTGGAATGCCTTACTCAAAGCCAGATGGAAAAACTACATCTCTAAAGGTTGGCCCAGTTCCAACTGGAATTAACTCAACCTACATGCAATTTAGTTCTGCCGATGGAAATAGAAAGATTCAGGTAGCAACCACATCATTTGATACTGAGGCTGCATTTAAAGCTTATACTGATAAGGGCTGGAAGTTTATTGGATATGCAACAGAAAAAAATAAATCTTATAAAGAATATAACTATACAAAATTAAACCCATTTAATAAAATTCCTAAAGCAGCAACAGGTGGACTCATAAAAGGCTTTGAGCCAGGCGGACATGTATCTGGTCCAGGAACAGGAACATCTGATTCTATTCCAGCATATCTTTCAGATGGAGAATACGTCATCAAGGCAACTTCGGTTGAGAAAGCTCAAAAAGAATTAGGCCCCGACTTCCTTGATAACCTAAACGCTGGCAGGTTTGCAAACGGAGGAAAAGTAGGCAAGCCAGGAAGTGCAAAAGCAGGAAAACTAGGAACAGCAGACTCAATGATTAAAGCAGCAGAGTCTATGCTTGGGTATCAAGAAGGAAGAGGAAACGATACCATATTTGGAAAGTTTGCACAAAAGGCATATGATCTACAAACTAGATACATAGCATGGTGCGGAGCATTCATAAATTGGGCAGCAAAAAATGCTGGGGTAGATTTAGCAAGCATGATTTGGACTCCTGGTGGAGCTCAGTCATTTATGAAGAGTGGCAAATGGACAAAAATGAATCCAAAACGTGGAGATCTAGCTTTCATGGATTTCCCAGGAGATGGCGTTAATAGAATTTCTCACGTAGGGCTAGTAAGAAATGTTTTAAGCAGTAATGCAGTTTCAACTATAGAAGGAAATACATCAGGTTCTGGAAGTCAAAGAAGCGGCGGCGGAGTACATGCAAAAGTAAGACAATACAATATGAAGAATGCTCCAGTTGTAGGATTTGGAAGACCTTCATATAAGCCAGTAGATACTATTGAATATAACTACGGAAAAGAAGGATACTATAGCGCAGATGATGCTAAGTCAGATTATGAAAATTCTAGATACACTGTAAATAGAGGAGACACTCTATCTAGTATTGCTGCAAAGTATGGAATTACTGTTAAGCAATTAATGGAAATGAATCCTCAGTTAAATGATCCAAAATATATGGGCGGATCAAGAATTTTTGCAGGCACAAAGGTAAGCATAAAGAAGTTTGCAGAAGGTGGAAAAGTTGTAAATAGCTTAACTGATTCTGGAAATTGGATTAAAGGTCCATTAACAGTGCCAAGACAAAAGAAGCCAGGCGTTCCTTATTCAAGATCTGGAAGACCTATAGGAAACCCATTCGGACAATATTGGGGAGAGCTTTCAAGATTTATTGGACCACGTAGCCCAGGTATGGATATCTGGGGCGGTACAGAAATACCAGGACTTAATTTTAGTGGAAATGTTCCACAGCATTCAGACTATATGCACCAGATGCTTGAGCAGCCACGCAAGCCATTTACAAGTCCAGGAATGGGTGTCGACAGAGACCCTATGCGCCTTGCAGGTTCTGGCGCATCAATGGGTGGTATTGGAAATGGTGCTTATGGTTTAGGACCACTAATGTTTGCGAATGGTGGAATGGTAAGTTCTGCTCCACACGCAATGGGCATGTCGTCATTTGGTATAAAGAAACCAAACAAGAAACAAAATTGGTTCCAAAGATATGTATCTAATTTAACCAAGTCTAGCGATTCTTTACCAAAATGGGCAAGAGACCCACTAGGTGCTCAAGCGCTTTTAAGAAAATTTGCTGGACAAAGTAGAAAAGGCGATTCATTATCTGCAGCTACACTGCCTCTTAATTTTATGGGAATGGGTCTAGCAAGCAAGGTGGGGACAGGAATAGGTAAAGCAGGCAAAGCAATTAGCTCAACTAAAGCAAGTACAACAATAATGAGAAACTTGCATAGTGCAATGCTAGAATCAGCTATAAGCTCTGGGAGGAATGTACCAAATCTTACAGCACCAGATACCTTGAAGCTATCTACTTCTATGCTGGATGAAGCATCAGATCATGGAGCAGCACTTAGAAGGTATTGGGGACAAGCTTACGATATTTTATTAAAATCAAAAAACCCAGTAATTGATAGTATGAGCAAAGATGATTTCTTTAAAGCTATAGTTGGAAGCACTGAAACTGCAACTTCTAGATGGAGAGGGGAAGGGTTTAGTATTTCCTCTGGTCCCTCTGCATCTCAAATAGATAATCCTTCAGATTTTATAAAAGCAGCAAATTCAGCCTACTTACAAGCTCATGGATTAAGTTCATCTCAGCCACTAGCAATGTTTAGAGCCGTCAGAGCACCACAGAATTACGATTCTTATATTGATGGAATGATGATGTCAGACCCATCACTTACTCCAGAACAAATTTTTACGTCAGGCCTTGCACATGAATTGGGTGGATACTGGTCACTAAGCTCAAAAATGGGTGCTTCATACTTAAGAAACTTAAATATAAAAAGAAGTAGCTTAGCTGGTAGACCGTTTGGTGGACTTTATAGAGCAGACATCCCTGCAGAAGCGTTTCCAACACCCATAGGAATGGGTGGAATGATAGATGAATATGCTAATGTTTTTAATCCAGCTACTATAGATAGCTTAAGGTCAGCAACAAAAATTGGTTTAGGATGGGAAAACCTACTAACAGGACCAAAAAGATCTACAGTACTGAGCAATTTTTATAGAACATCTCCGATACCAGCAAAAGGCCAAATTCCTCCAGAGGCACTAGAAAGACTAAAATCTTCTTTGACTGAGGTCGAGCTAAAATCATTAATGAAGTTAATGAAAGATTCTGAACTTGGAAGATCGATAAGCTTGTCTTCCTCATTTTTGTCAGCTCCAATGGCTGGATCTCGCTGGAACGAACACCAGGGATTAACATACTTTATGGACATAATACAAAAAGCAGAAAAGGCTTTAGGACAATCAATAATGATTCCTAAGATGGCTGAAGGTGGAATGGTAGGACCTAGATACAACATTCCTACAAATACGCTATCTATTGGCAATAATCAAAATCCAGGATATAATAGAGGTGGATCAATTCATCATTACAACGCAGGCGGAATTGTGGTAAATGGTGCACAAGGACAAGATGTTAAAGAGTTGGCTAACCACATTGTAACAATTATGGATGCCCGTGGCTCAAGAAGAAATAGTATGAACGGTGGAGGAATTATAGTATGAGCATGAGCATGCCCAGAGGATCAATTTTATTAATTGAAGCCAAAGACCTACTTGCAACTCCAGCAGGAACCTCCCTATCTTGGAATAAGGTCACTGAGCACAATAGATCTTCTTTTACAATTAGCAATCAAAGAATTGAATCTAAAAGAAGAATGTCAAATGGTACTCTAAGAAAGTACCACATTGCAGATAAAAAATCATTTAATGTAAGCTGGGAAATGCTTCCTTCCTACAGAACTTTAACTGTAGACGGTGCTTGGGGAGCAGAGGATATTAGAGAATTTTATAAAAATGGCGGAACAGGAACCTTTAAAATAAGAGTAAATATGGCAAAGGCTGGAACAAACCAAGAGTCATCTGGTTATGAAGAATATAATGTTTCATGCACAGAAGCAACTTTTACAATTGTAAAGCGTGGTATACAACCTCATTGGAATGTGTCTTTATCTCTGGAAGAGGTTTAAATGATTCCAGCATCAGATGCATTAAAAAAGGTATTAAAAACAAACCATGCAATAAAAATAAATGCTGGATGTTTGATTGAATATAACTTAAACTCAATGGTTAACAATATAGTTATAACTGGGGCAGAGTATAAAACAATTAATAATGCCAAGCCATTTCAAAAACTTTTCCCAGTAGATACAATTGTAAAGCCAATTAGACCAGAACTTGCTGGAGTTAAATATTATATAAATGGAGATGTCAGTTCTGGAGATTGGGCTAATCCAGTAAATGTATCTTATTCAAAAGACTATAGAGTTTATATTCCAGGAGCCAACACATATTATAAATACTTTATAACTCCAATTGGACAGGATACAGCCTTATCTATTTCATATCCTAAAACTATTTTTGTAAATAAGATAGTAGTTAAGTTTGAAATATCTCATTCACTTCCAGCCTCATGGACAATTAGTGGAACAGTGCCAGGTGGATCATCTCAAACACTTCTTACTGGAACGTCTTCAGACATAAAGCCATTTAAAACAGATAATAAAAAGAATTATGATGCTGGTTCTTTAACTATATATTATACTGGCACTGGGTGGTCAAAAAATGAAGCAGACCTAAATACATCAGCACGCATTGCAATAAATAAAGTTGGGCTATCAATTGATGTTTCTTCAAACGAGTATGTTGGAATAATTGAGGTGGCACCAAAGTATGTTATTGACGTATCATCAGACGTAGAGGCATTTGATATATTAAAAGAAAGCTCATCTTCATCAAGAGATACATTGCCAGTAGGATATATATCCGCAAACTCTCTTTCAATGCAAATGAATAGGTATAATGAAGATTCTATAAAGTCTGTATCTTACATAAAGTCAACTACAGAATTTGAAGATGGGAAAATTTATTTTTATAAGCTAGCTGAAGTTAAGCCACATTTTAAAGTTTATCATGCAGATGGAGCATATGGAACATCTGAAAAGTATGACATCATTAATCAGGGCAAATTCTTTATGGATAGCTGGTCTATATCTGAATATGGAAATGTAAATGTAGAATGTTTAGACGGAGCAAAGATACTGCAAGAGATAGTTTCCCCAGACATATTTTGTGAAGGATACTCAGTTACCGCTATTATTAGAAGACTACTAGATAATATTGGATTCACTAATTACAATATTAACACTCACCCAGATTTAAATTTAGAAAAAAGTATAATATCTCCAGCCTACTGGTGGACAGACGACTCTACAACTGTTTGGGAAACATTGCAACAAATATGTAGAGATACTCAGATGACTGCGGTATTTGATGAAAACAACGTTCTTCAATTTTACACTAGAGATTTTTTATACAGAGATAGAGACGTTGATTGGAAAGCAACATATGATGATCTTCAAGAAGGGTCATCTCCAAATATAATTACAATTCTTCCAAACATAGTATCTATGTCAAAACAAGATCTTCCTTCTGCAAATAAAGTTATTGTAAGATGGCAAAGCGCACTTACATCAAATTACATTCAAGACAACAGTCCGATTTGGAAATCTCCAACAGCCTATCTAGGCGCATTATCTTTAGACGAAGATCTTTTATCTTCTCAAGCGGCTGGACCAAATAGCTGGGCTAAGCTTCTTCCAATAGTGACAGACGATAACACTAACATACAGTCTCTTTTCTCATTTAACGGCTACCTACTGATTAACTCAGAGATAATTGAATACGATGCTGTTGAATATACTTACCAGCCAATTGGTAGCACAAATTGGGTAGATGTTGTAATTGAAAATGAAAGCGATGTATTTAAATACAGAGCACTAGCAAAAGCTGGCGCACAAGATTACACAAAGCCAGAGACGGCATTCTTTAGACCAACAGGGCGATATAGAATTAAAGCAAGACAAGCATTTTCAACACCACTAGGAGACCACAAGGTTGGTTCAAAAGATATCATATCCTCATGGACAACAGTAGATAAGGCTTGGGATGGTACTGGAACTTCAACTGCATCAAATAATTCATCTATAAAGTATGGATTACCAGGAGCAGTAAACACAAATACTATAGAAGGAATTAATGCAGCAAGCGGATTCCTGCAAAAGGGAGTTCTTAATAATAAAAATAGTGTGGCTGCAGCAAGATCTTTATTTTGTGTCACAAATAACTCTCCTTCAAAAACTGACTACTCTTTAGCATATAAGGCTTTTACGTCTATGCCAACTTCTGGTACTGACCAGTACTATACATTTGGAACAACAATGTTTATGGAGAATAATATAAATGATCCAATTGCTGGCGGAGCATTTGGTTTCTTTATGTCTTCTAATGCAAGCTCTGGATATATAGTAAAAATTGATACAAGCGCAAAGTCTTCAGCAATGTCTTCAAAAAATGAGCTTTCAATATTAAAGGTTAGCAATAACACAATACAAAGATTAGATGATAGCCAGACAGAGCAGGTTAAGCTTTCTGGAATTTATGGCGGAGATTCATACAGATTAGATATAAGAGTAAAGTCAACTAGTTTGGCAAATACAATAACAGTTTATGTAAATGGATATCAGGTTGATGCAATAGATACAAAGACTACACAAAATCCAATATTGTCTCCAACAAATATACTTGCTATGATATCTACAACTGGAACAACTAAGTTTGATTATGTATACGGAATAAAAACTACAGAGGCGCAATATAATGCAAAGTATACATATAACCTATATAGCGGAAAGTTTTCAAGCAACTCTCTTCAATTCTTATATGGAGAAAAGGTTTTAAATCAATCCACAGATACTGAACCTATAAAGGGCCAGGTAGAAGAGTTTGGAATAATTGCAAGAGAAATAAGAAAGGTCGATATTAAATATAGTAGTAGGCCAGCCTACCCACTTTGGCCTTCAACTGGAGCAAATAAGTTTGCTACAGTTATTGGTTCAAGAACCACTCCATTTTCTGCAGAGGCATATGTTTTAAATAATTCTGGAACATATATACCGCTAGATGATGGAGACACATATTCTTTTTATGTAGGCGGCAAGACTGTTACTAAGTCAGGAGTATTAGAATATGTAGATGACTCTTCAAATGAATTTACATCAGAAGAGCCAGTTATATTTTCTTCTCAATGGCTTCAAAACAATACTGATGTCATTAACCTTGCGAAGTGGATTAAAACACAGTGGGCTAAAAAACAGATGGTCTCGTCTTTAGAAATGTTTGGCAACCCACTTATTTCTGTTGGAGATGTAATATCAATAAAGTATGACTATCATGGCTTAGATGGCACAACACAAAAATTTATAGTAACGAATGTAGATCATTCATATTCAGAGGGGCTGTCAACTTCAATAGTGTGTAGAACACTATAGTTGATAAATGGTATAATAAATAAATGGCTAGCACACCAAGAATAAGTAATTTAGATATAACCCAAAACTCTGAACCAGTTATTTCTCCAGGTACTTCAGATGCATATTATATGAATCAGAAGTATATTAGATATACTCCGCTGCCTTTAGGTGGCGCAGTAGAAGGCTTGATAGAGGGCACAGGAGGCCCAGGAGAGCCTAATAAAATACCTCAGCTGTCAGATATAGAGTCTGTCACAAAAAGTGTTTATGTGGATACAAAGACAAATAAAACAAAAGCTAAATTAGTTATTAGAATTAGAAATAGTAGTGGTCAGGTTTTGTCTGGAATGGATGCAAGAATTGCAGTTCCAACAGGAAGTGGTGGAGAGTAATGATAAAGGGCACATATATATATTATGAAGACGGAAAAGAGATTTATCGTTCAGATAACATAATAACAAAGTTCGGCAAGCGATTCCTAACCAGCTATATCGCTGGAAACGTTCCGTTTGATTCTAAAGATATGGCCTTGGGAATAGCAAATGATTCAGACTATGCAGTATCCCCCAGCAACAGCAGACTTGGATTTGAATTTTATAGACTACCAATTTCATATGGAGGAATAGATATACAATCTGATGGATCAGGTGGATTTAATTATTCTGTTATTTATAAAACAACTATTCCTCAAGATGTGGAGGGAATTGTAAGGGAAGTCGGTATATATCCAGGACTCAGATCATCAGTAAATAACTATGATGACAAGTTCCTGTCAGACTTTGAAGATAATACATTATGGACTCTATCTTCAGATGGAGTAACATTCCCACCAATAGTAACATCTAACAATCCAAGAATTGGAAAGTATTTAGTTCAGATGTCTACATCTGGATCATCATCTTCTATTCAATATAATACATCTGTAAACAATTTAGATATATCTGGATATAGCGTAAATGATACGCTGTCGTTTGCATTTTATGAAGCAGACGCCAATCTTGCAAATATTAAAATTAGATTTTATAGCTCAGCAACAGATTACTATGAGGCGCAAGTTACTGGAGATGGGTCTGCTGGAAATAGAATTAAACCAGTAGCACTCGGAACAATGTTAAATAATCCAATTAATAATCCAGATGCAAAAGCAATATCTAAAATTGGAATAGTTGTTACATCCGATTCAGGCGGATCTACTTCCGTATACTTTGATGGAATTAGAATTAACGACGAAGACACGTTTGACCCTTCATATGGATTAATAAGTAGATCATCTCTTACATCTCCATTAAATAAATTAGCTGGAAGACAGGTCGACATAGAATATAGATTGGATCTATCCTTCTAATGGCAAATCCAGTAGTTAAGAATGGAGGTGCGGGGTATGTTCCGCCAGACCTCTTAAATGATGTTAGTCAAATTCAAGACGATAAAGATTATATTGACGTAGTATTAACTGATTTAAACTTAGACACTGAATACAAGATGCAATTTGCATGGGTGTATGAAGATAAAACTATAAGCGATTATTCGGCTGTGTTTGAAGTTACAACACCTGGAGTCTCAGTACCAAATGTTGCAAATATATCTAGTGAGTGGAAGGGCAACACTCTATTTATAAGTTTTGACAGGCCAGAAGAGCTAGTTGATAATGTATTGACAAACAGAGCAAAAAGCTTTGAGATATCTTTATCTGCTTTAAATGGTAGCAGCGTTTTGACTACTGGTAAATTTACTCAAAATGTTGATCCATCTCAAACTAGACAAAAGTTTGAATTAACAGAAGCAAGAATGGATACATGGAGAAGTGCTGGAAATTCAAAACATGTTCCCAAAGCTTTTTCTGGAGTTATTAAAACAGTAAATGATGACGGTGTTAGCTCAGGGTTATCTTTTACAACGGCATCTAATGGAAGTACATTAACTGGTAAAGCAATTGATGACGCTTCATGGAATCTATCAGCAAGACTAGATGGATACTTTGTTTACGTAAATCCATTTACAGATCCAGGTGAATTAGAATCATATCTTTATACAGAAGTTTATCAATCCACAACTCTCGGCGGTACTTACTCATTAATGACTTACGGACAAAGCCCAATAAGTGCATATTACGTTTCTGATTTAAATACAAAGTATGTAAAAATAAGACACAAGGTAAAAGATGGAACATACTCTTTATACTCTAATGTAAAATCTATTGCATCGCTAAGTCCAAGTGGCTACGATGCCACTGCTCCATCAAATAGTAGCGTAATAACTCCTGGCACACCATCGGTTGATGGCGACGGGCTTTTTGACTTTAACTATAAAGTTCCTTTTACATGGACTCAAAATTCTGATACCACAACCCTTGGATATAAAATAAGATTTAGAATAAATGGAAGTTCTGGTGGGTATACATTTATGTCTATTCCAGGAAGAACAACTACGTCTACATTTTTGTACGGACTTCTTGCTGGACAAACATATGAAGTTGGCTTGTCGGTTTATGATGAATACGATAATGTTTCTTCTACTTGGTCTAATACAACAGTAACTGTACCATCATTTACGGGATCAATAACTGGAACAAAGGCTTTAACTGCTGGAGACATGAAGCTTGGTTATGGAATTGGCGGAAACAATGTTAACAAGGGTTTATATTTAAGTACAAATAACTATTGGTATGTATCTGGTAATACGGTGGCAGATAATGCGGCTGTTATAAAAATTGGCAGCGCAACAGATAATCTATCATGGAATGGCACAACTTTATCAGTAACTGGAACTATTAATGCTAAAGCGGGTAACTTTACTGGAGCAATAAGTGTTGGTTCACCAACAGTTACTGGACAGCTCAGAGTTATCAAAAGTTATGCAGTAGATGGAGTAACTCCAAACGCTGCGATTGAAATTGGAGCATTTTCCTCAGCGGTAACAGCTGGTGGAGTTACATCTACACATGGTATTTATGCATATGACACAACTGGTAAATATGTTTTAATCAATGCATCAGATGCTTCTATTAGGGCAAATAACATTATTGCATCTGGTTCATTTTCAGCAATTGGATCGCCAGGTGCATACTCTAATAACACGATAACTATTAGCGGCGGAAAGATATCTGCTGATAAAAGTATTTACATGGAAACATCAGGATATGTAGATATAACTGCACTAAACGGCGTTTTGATAGACTCATCTTTAAGGGTTACTGGAAACCTAACTCTTTCTGGTACAAATAATTCTGTTAACATAGATACAGAAGTAGGCGGAACTTCAACAAAAAATATTAGAAATATATGGATTAGAAATACATTAATCGGAGCCACCTCTGGTACTGGTAACATAGGAGATGTTTGGCTGCAATATGCTTAGGTTAAATATATGCCGATAAGAGTTAAAACTGGATCTTCTACCTGGGCTAATGTTACTGAGTTAAGAGTTAAAACTGCTATAAGCACATGGTCAGATGTAATAAAGGGAAGAGTAAAGACTGCAGCTAATGTATGGTCAGATTTTTTTACAGCTGTTATAACGCCAACAGTGCAATCAAGATCAACAATATCTTTAAGCGGCGGAATAAATGCATCTAATAATATAATGAATGATTCCACATTCGTTACAATAACATCTACCAGATACTCTTGGAACAATGCAACTGGAGTTACATATGTTTGGCAAAGTTCACCAGATGACTCTAATTGGTCAGATATTGGAACAGCTCAATCTACAACAAATCCAGCATCTGGCTCATCCTCATCCTCCCTCGCATTAACTCTTTCTCCTTCTTATTTTACATCTGGACCAAATATGTATTTTAGATTTAAGTTTATGGCAACAAATTCTACTTATGGAACAAATGCCAGTTCTGAAAGCTTATCAAGATTAGTTTCATATTATGGAACCCCAATTCCACAATCACCCTATCCATCAATTACTGGAAGCACTACCGTAGGAAACACTGCATTTGGAAATATTGGTGTATGGACAAACTCTCCAACACAGTATGACTATAGATGGTATTTTATGAGCGGTGCTACAAGTTATCCATTAACATTTTCTCAATCTAGATCAGTGTCTACTAAGTCTTTGTCTGGATTTTCTGCATCACTATCAACGTCATCTAATCACGGATATAAAACAAATGATACGGTAATTGTTTCTGGAATGGATTCTTTATTTAATGGATCACACACTATAACGGGTAGAACAAATAGCACAATATCTTTTACTTTACCAACACCAACAGCATGGTCTGCATCAACAGCATACTCTGTTGGGTCTTTAGTTTCATTTTCAGGCAATGCTTATTATGCATCAATATCAATGCCATCACCAACACTATTTTCTGCTGGTAATGCATACAGCGTTGGCGATAACGCATGGGATGGTTTTACAAGGTATAGATGCATACAGGCTTTGTCAGCAGTTTCTGCTTGGTCTTCAAGTTCTAATTACCCAACTGGATCTGTAGTGCATCATAACGGAACAAGGTGGCAGGCACAACAAAATTCAGGTTCAGGATATTTGATACCAGGAACATCAACCCCAATTGGTCCACAAACACCATCTAGCAGCAACACTGCTTATTGGTCAGAAATAAATGTACGACTTTCTAGTACATCTTATTGGGCAAATGCAAATCCAAACAATTCTTCATACTGGACACTACAATCTTTTTCAAATGCTTCTGCATCTGGAACAACAACTGCTCCAAATTATTATGAAGGAACAGTTAGCTCATCAACCTCTATACCTTTAACAGTACCAACAGCAGACTATAAAAGTGGATTGGATATGATATCCAAAGCACTGTACTTTGCGGTCAAGGCATATAATCCAGCTATTACATCTCCGTCAGAGTATGCAAACTATAAAATTGTTTATGGATTTCCAGTTATAACACTTGGCACACCAACATACCCAAGCGGAACTCAGGCACAAATACCATTTACTCATTCACACATGACAAAGTATAATATAGACGTCACAAGAGCTGGAAGCTCTCATACAGGATATCCAACTATAATTACATCCTCCACAAGCCCTATAAATATTGCTAACCTGACAGCTGGACTTACTTATACCGTTAATGTATATCCAATAAATGGAGAAGATACGTATGGTGATTTAAAAACAACTTCAATTACAACTCCAAATGCTCCAGGAGTTCCAACAAACTTAACAAGGTCAGCTGGAAACGCTGGATCAAAAACTTTCTCTTGGTCTGCACCAACCTCTGGAGGCACTGTTGTTTCTTATCAGTACCAGCTTAACAGTCTGGGCTGGACAAACAATGGTACATCTACATCTGTTTCGTTGACAGGATTAAGTGGTTCAAATACTTTTCAAGTTAGAGCAGTAGGTTCATCACTAACTGGATCGGCAGCCAGCACTGGTTCATTTACAATTCCTACAATAAATAGTGGACCTACCTCTTCATCTGTTACATCTTCAAGTGCAACTATTTCGTGGACCTCCACTAATCAAAACACCTGGTCACTTTCTGGTGTAGGATCACATACTGGTACATCAGAAACCAGCAAGTCGGTTACGCTTTCTGCAAGTACAAGTTATACTCCAAGTTTAACCATAACATCTTCTACCACTGATACAGCAACAGCAAATGGAACTCAGTTTACAACACCAGCCACATCATTTACAGTAACTTTTGATAAAAATGGTGGAACTGGAACAATGGCAAATCAAACAGCAAATACTGCTACTAATCTAACAGCATTTGGATTTACAGCACCATCAGGAAAAGGTTTTTCTGGTTGGGCAACATCATCTAGCGGATCAGTTGTTTATGCAAATCAAGCAAGCTATGCCTTCACGTCCTCAATAACACTATTTGCAATATACTACGACTTGCCAACAGCACCATCTCAGCCATCCCCAAGCGCATCTAGCATAACTCAAACATCAGCAACAGTTTCATGGACGGAACCAGCAAACGGTGGATCAGCAATAACAAAATACGAAGCCCAGCTTGGATCAGGTGGATATAGTAATATAGGAAATGTTCTGACTCAAAATATTACAGGCTTAACAGCTGGAACGCAGTACACTTATTTTGTAAGAGCCGTGAATGCAATTGGAACATCTACTTCTGGTTCAGTTACATTTACAACTACCTCAGCCCCAGTCGTTCCAACAGTAACATCAATTGTTCAAACCTCAAGTACAACTTCACCATTTGCAACATTTGTAATAACTTGTAGTAATGCTGCATCTGTTAGAGTAAACGTTGATAGGGCAAATACTGGAACTACTGCACCAACTACTTCATGGACTGCAGGAACTCAAACAGATCTTAATCTATCAAGCAATTCAGTCACAGTAACCTCTACTGCTACAAATGCCCCAGGAGGAGGTGCAACAATCTGGTACCGAATAAGAGTTGCCCCATATACTGGCGTAGCACCAGGAACTGGCACACGAGGAACTCAGGTGGCGACCCTCTGGAAGAGACATAACTCAAATTCAGCCTCAGTAACTGCCCCACCTTTTGGCACGGTGAACTAATTGATATTAATAAATTAAATGCTATAATGGAGATATATGAATACTTATAACTATATTACTATACAAGATAAAAAGAATCTAATAGTAGAAAGAATTATTAATAATGAAAGAGCAATGTATCATTTACAGGTGGCACTGCTTGAATTCAATACAAATTCTTCTTCTCAGGACGAAATTGATTCAGCATCTATAGCCATTAATAAATGCTCTTCTACCATTCAGGTTTTAAATAATATTTTAAATGATCTAAATAATAACATTGACGAATTTAATCAGTACTGATATAATAAACATAAGGAGATAAAATGTCTACAATTTTAACAAATGAGGAAAAGTCTGCAATTGTAACTCAGCATATGAAAAATATTGAGTATTCAATTTACAACTTAGAAGTTTCTATTATAGAAGAAGAAGCTGTTCAAACACCAGATTCTGAAAAGATTTCTAATCTTAATTCTGAAATTACAGAACTAAATGCAAAGAAAGCTGCTCTTACAGCAGAGCTAGCATTACTTATAGTATAGAGGTAAAAGATGGCAGAAAAAGCGGAGCTAATCATAGCCGCTCTACAGCAACGTATAGGCGAATTAGTATCAAATTATGAAACTCAGATTGCGGTTCTGCGAGCTGATTTAACACAGTTAGTGGATGAGAAGAATGCTAAAGAAGAAGCAATCAAAGACTATTCAATCAGTCTTGATAACATCACCAACTAATTTCCCATCAGGAATAGCAGTTAAAACAGATAGTGGTATATACTGGATTAAAGATAATAAAAAGTATAAACTTATATCTGAAAGGGCTGCAGAGTCTTGGAGATTTGTTGAAGTGCTAGCAACCGATCATGCTTTGTCTACTATCAAATCGGCAGGTAAATTAGGATTTAGAGACGGCACCTTGATAAAAAACATAGCAGATGGTAAAATGTATTTAATATCTCAAAATAAGAGACGACATATATTGAGCCCAGATGTCTTTGATAAATATGGACTAAATAGATCTATGTTGATAGAGGTAAGTGAAGCGGAAACAAATATGCATGAATTAGGAGAAAACTTATAATGGCAAATATATTCCAAGAAGGTGAACCATTAAATGTTACATCCCTAAATGAGATGTATACTGAGCTTGTTAAGCTTAGAGGAAATTTTGGAGCAATGTCAACTGCTGGAGACATTGTCGATTCTTTGCTCGGAACAACTGTTCCAGTTATCTCTGGAAATAGAGAGTCCGTAGATTTAAAAGCAAACAACGTTGTTACTATAAATATATCCGATCAATTAAGTAAAAAGTACACTGGAAAAACAGAAAATCCTTGGATCATAGTAGGTCTTGGCGGAAAGCTAAATGCTAAGGAAGTTGTGTCTGCAAGTGTTCATGGTACAGGATTGCAAAAAACTATATACGTTACATCTAACGTAAACAAGAACAACTTCGGCATATTTTGGATTGCAGTATATTTAAGACCTATTAGCAATAGCTAGTATTGACACATCTATATAATATGTTACAATTACTGTAACATAAAAGTCACGTACCCGTGGCTTTTTTCGTATTAAGGTAAACAATGTCAAACGATTTAAAGTGGATGATATCATCAGATCAACAATTCCCTTATCAAGATGATAAGATGATTGCTCTATGGTTTAAGGTAATGAAATGGTTTAAGCCAGATGTCGTTGACTACCTTGGCGATACAGATGACCAGGCATGTTATAGCAAGTATACAGAAGGAAAGTCTGCAGAATTTTTAAATTATCACAAGAATGATAGCAAGGATTTAATTGTTCCAATGATGCGCCATGAAGCAAAAGGAGCAAGAGATTTTTATGCTAAGACCAGAGAGATGCTTCCAGACGCACAGCTTTTTTCAGCATTAGGTAATCACGATATTAGAGTATTTAATTACGTAGATGCAAAGCTTCCAGAGTATATATCTGAGGTAACTCCAGAATCAATGTGGAGCTTAGACTCATTGGGGTATGAATATATTTATTATAATGAATTACCAAAGCGACGATTTGGAGATATACATGTGCACCATGGACTCTCAGTTGCTGCAGGCGGTGCAGTAAGAAAAGACATGGAAGACTTACAGATATCTTTAATTAGAGGACACTCACACAGAATTGCTTCTCATATGGTTACATACGAGCTTAGAAATAATGGAGAAGGCGAAACTCTTCGTGGATACGAAATAGGACATATGTGTGATGAAAAATCTGATGGCATGAAGTATAGCCAACATCACGATTGGCAAAAGGGATTCGCTGTAGCGCACATTGTTAATGACTATCCTCATATTCAAATGATCCATGTTTCCCCAGATTATTCTTGCGTGGTAGACGGAAAGGTATTTACTTTATAATGTATTGTCAGAAATGTAACGGTAGAGTATTTATTGATAGAGTATTCTCTCAGAAGCTACACATGGAACTATTTTGTGTCATGTGTGGTAAACGCTGGATGATTAATAAAGAAACGAGTGCATTAGGTAAATGGCTAGAAAAACAAGATCAAAGACACGCAAAAAGTTTCTTTATTTCTTCTTAAACGGGAAGATACATAAAGTATTAAAATCATCAAGAGCCAAAGATGAATTAATTGCTTGGTCGTATGAAGATAAAAAAAGAATGTTATACTCATACACTCAGGTAGAAAAATCTATGGAGAATGCTTATTCAATCAAAGATGTATCAGCTCTTTTAAATAAGCATAAGGTTACTATAGAAGATTATATATTAGAAGGCAAAATTAAAGTTCCTGCCAGAATATATCCAATTGGTAATCCAGATAGCTCGTGGTCTAAGTTTATGTTTAGTCATAAAGACATCCTAGACTTACATGAGTTTATCTTAGAAGTTGGTCACTCGTCAAAGGTTCCATCAAGAGCTGAGATATTGGCACTTCTCAAACACAACTTAATATTGTATACTAAGACCGAAGAAGGAAAGTTTGTCCCTGTATGGAAGGCGGAATAATGTCAGACACTAGAGTTAAGGTAGACTTATCGTTTACTCGCAACCTTGGCAATTACGAAAGCATCAAGATTGGTATTGGAATAGAAGATTCAGTTCGTCAAGGCGAAGGCGTCGAGGCTGCAACAGAGCGTGTCTATAAGTTTGTAGAAGAAAAGCTTATTGAAAAAACTCGTGAAGTTGAAGAAGAATTGAAGAAGCCTAGTGGCAAATGAGAAAGAGCCGTATGTCCTAATTGGACTATATGAATCTTTATACTTAGAAAAGTATGGCCGAAAGCCAAAGCTAAATAAGTTTAGGGAAAAATGGGCAATGCAAGATGTAATCGATAGTGTTGGGTTTGATTGTGCCAAAGATCTATTGATATACTATTTTAAGACAAGCAAGTCTGGTCACCCATTAAACTTTTTCTTTTACAACTTTGATAAGATTGATCATTTAAGAGTTGCAATGGAAAAAGATGTAGAGAATCGTCGTATGCTATTAGAAGCAACGAAGAAATTAGTTGAAGGCGGGGAGTAATGAATACAGAAGCAGAAGTAATCTCCGCAGTATGTAAGAATAAAGACATTAGTACATTACTAGCAGATAACGTAGATGAGATATTTACATCACACAGAGATATCTGGGAATCTTTAAAGTCATACTATTATAAGTTCAAGGCTGTTCCAGAAGTAGGTATCCTGTCAGAAAGATTTAAAGACTTTGAGCCAGTTAATACAAAGGCTGAAACAGGATATTATTTAGATAAACTTAAGAATGAATATTTAAGTAGCAGACTTAAAAGCATATTAATTCAATCTGGGTCGGCTTTAAAGGAAGATGCAGCAGGTAGAGTTATCGCTGATATGCAAGCAAAGCTATCTCAGCTTTCTAAATTTACTAATAACGTAAGAGACCTAGATGTTACAGACCTTGAGTCTGCAGCCAACCACTTTGCTTCAGTAAAAGAACGTTCTGCAGCAATGGGTGGCAGTCCTGGAATTCTTACTGGCTTTGATGCAATTGATAAAGCTTATCCTACTGGAATGGCTCCAGGACATTTAATTGTTGCTATTGGTTGGCCAGGGCGTGGTAAAACTTGGTTTACTTCCTACCTTGCGTGCAAGGCTTGGGAGCAAGGCTTTAAGCCAATGATTGTTTCTCTTGAAATGTCTCCAGAAGATATGCGTAACCGTATCTATACAATGATGGGTTCAGGTCTATTCCGTGCAAGCGATTTTGCAAAGGGGGACGTTAACATAGATGACCTAAAGTCTTGGGGATCTAAAAAGTTTGAAAACAAAAATGGTTTCGTATTAGTGTCAAGCGAAGGAATGTCTGATGTAAGTGCAAACACAGTTCAAGCAAAAATAGATCAGCATAAACCAGATCTAGTCATACTTGATTACCACCAGCTATTCTCAGACACAAAGCGCAGCTCAGGCGCAACAGAACGTAACATGAACATATCTCGTGAGTTTAAAATGTTAGCAATGACAAATGGAATTCCAGTTATTGATATTACCGCAGCAACTATGGACGACATTACAGATCAAGATGCCCCACCTATGCTATCTCAGGTTGCATGGTCTAAAGCCATTGAGTATGATGCAGATATGGCTATTGCAATTCACAAATATACTAATACAAATATGGTTGAAGTGGTTAGCCGAAAAAATAGACATGGACAAGACTTTAATGTCTTCTTAGATTGGGATATCAACAGAGGTATCATCAAAGAGATTTATGAGAATCCTTTCCAAAATGACTCACAAAAAAATTAAAAGGTTTCAAATTAATGTTGAGTTTTTAGATGATTCTGAAATTATTAAAATTAAGCATCAGTATGAAAGCATGCTCACGCATCAAATGCGTGACAAGGGATATGCAAGGGTACTTGACATAGATCCAGCCTTTGCAGTAGAATTCACAGGAGAAACATGGAAGTTCTTAATGACCTTGCATGGAGTTTACGTAGGAAAGAAGAAGGCATGGCTATCAGAGGGAATGTCTCAGGGAAAACTGATCTCACGCAATATGCGCCCAACCATATCAAATCGATCTTAAAGTCTTTAGGGTTAGATATAGTTGGAGAAACATCAAACGATTTTCTATGCTATTGTCCATTTCATTCAAACAGACATACGTCAAGCTTTAGCGTAAGTCGTGATAAAGGCGCGTTTATTTGTTTTAATCCTGCCTGCGGTGAATCTGGAACTTTAATTGAGTTAATCAAAAAAGTTCTCAACAAGAATGACTTTGAGGCTATGAGGTATATTGCCGCTAAGGAAACAGAGTCCCTTAATAACTTTGATGAATTGATGGCGGAGATGCTAGAGGATAAACCAGTGTTTGAGGAATTCTCACAAGACACTTTAGTTAAACTAAATGATGATTTAGTTACGGAATGGAAAGCACAGAAGTATTTTGAGTCCAGAGGAATTAATATGACTTCTGGTAAATATTTTAATTTAGGATATTCAAAGAATATGGATATGGTTACAGTTCCAGTTCATAGTCCAGACGGAATGCCTATTGGAATTGTTGGTAGATCAATAGAAGGCAAGTCCATTAAAAACAGTACAAATCTTCCAAAGAGCAAAACTTTGTTTAATGTTCATAGAGCAAAAAAAATCGGTGATCATGTAGTCGTAGTTGAGTCCAGCTTTGACGCTATTCGTGTTCATCAGGCTGGATTCCCAAATGTGGTTGCAACCCTTGGAGGATTTATTTCAAATGAACAGCACCACCTTTTAAATAGATACTTTAATCGAATAACAATAATGACTGATGCAGATGAAGCTGGAAGAGCATTAGGAATGAGCATTGCTAATAAATTAAAGAATAAAGACATCTTGTGGGCTTCTTATGAATATGGTAAGATATATCCACATGCAGCAAAAGATGCAGGCGATATGTCAGAAGATGAGATAAAAGCTTGTATAAAAAACGCAGTTTCCGATATCGAATATCGATCTTGGAACCCATGATATAATAGCAATACAGACAGATATATACTGTCAACTATATGAAAAGAGGATATAAATGGGTATCGTTAAGGGATTAAAAGACCTAAACAAAGTAATGGATAAGCCACAGTCATCAGGTGGCGAAGGAACTAAAGCACGTTGGGTTAAGCTAGAAGATACAGAAAGCGTTAAGATTCGTTTCCTACAGGAGCTTGATCCAGATTCACCAAGTTACAATGAAAAGAATGGGCTTGGCTTTATTGCAGTAGAACACACAAACCCTAAAGACTATCGCCGCAAGGCGCTATGCTCAATGGAAGATCAGGGCAAGTGCTATGGCTGCGAACAACATCGTAAAGATTACAAAGCAGGATGGAAGGGTCGCTCACGACTTTACATCAATGTTTTAGTAGACGATGGCAAAGAGGAACCTTATGTTGCAATTCTTTCACAGGGTTCTAGCGGAAAGACAGTAACACCAACATTAATTGAATACGCTGGAGAAATGGGTAGCATTACAAACCTAATGTGGCGTATTAAGCGTTCTGGCACAAAGACAGATACAAGCTACACTATTATTCCTTTAGCAAAAGACGAGTCAGACTTTGACTCATCTTCATTAGAGTTATATAAGCTTGAAGAAACTGCTGTTCGTGATATGCCTTATACAGAACAAGAAGCTTTTTTTAATGGAGAAGCTGGACAAGAGTCTTCTGACTCATCAACAAACAGTAGCCTAGACTGGTTATAATTTGGCGGAGGGCAGAGCAATCTGCCCTCTTACGCCAGAGTAGCCCAGCGGTAGAGGCGGTAGACTTAAAATCTATACAGCGTGGGTTCGAATCCCACCTTTGGTACATAATAGAAAATGGCGGAAATGATTAACTTAGATATACCAGACCCATTTGATACATTTGTGTCAAACAAATATAAAGATTTTAAGGGCATGCTCTACGACTTCTTTGCAAAGGAGTGGCACATGAACTGCCTGTGTTGTAATGAAGATTTATATGCACCAAATAAAAAGGTTATGACAAAGATTAGGCTTTATCATACTAGAAATGAATGTCAGGGCGGATACTAAATGAGTTTTACACACTTGCATGTCCACTCTTATTATTCATTGATGGACGGATTAAATTCTCCAAAAGAATTGTGCCAAGCAGCATTGGATGCTGGGCAGACGGCAATTGCAATTACAGATCATGGAACTTTGTCATCCCATAGAGATATGCAGATTGCTGCAAAGGAATTAGGAATAAAACCGATACTTGGAGTGGAAGCATATATATCTCCAACAGATAGATTTGATCGTTCATCAAAAACAGATAAATCTATTCAGGCATACAATCATATTATTCTTTTGGCTAAAAATAAAAAGGGCTTAGAAAATATAAATATTTTGCAGGAACTTGCATGGAACGAAGGCTTTTATCATAAGCCACGTATTGATAGAGAGGTTTTAAAAGAATATGCGGAAGGCATTATTGTCCTTTCTGGATGCCTTAACGGAATTGTTTCTAAGGCTATTGAAAAAGGGGACTTCTCCGAAGCCAAGCTTTTATTACAGGATTTTAAGAAAACTTTTTCTGAAGACTTTTACGTTGAGGTGCAATCTCACAATCCCAAAGAGATAAACTCAAAGCTCCTTGAGCTAGCAGATGAACTTAAAATTAAGGCGGTGGCAACAGGAGATGCACACTTTGCTAAAGAAGAAGATAGAATATTAGAAGAAGCATTACTAATTCTATCTACATCCCCTAAGTTTGATAAAGATGCTGACTTTGACATGTCTAGAAATATGAAGGATATGTTAGATAGATTTAATTATCTTTATCCAGATCGTAGAATTTCATTTCAAGATTATAATCTATTTATTCAGTCACGCTCAGAAATTGAGGCTGACTTTAATAAGGCTGGAATTAGCCGTACAGATATATATGAAAATACTATGGAGATTGCTGATAAGGTTAGTGATTATGACTTTAATCAGAATCTTGACCTTCTGCCAGTCCCAAAAACAGATGCCGACGAGAAGCTTAGGGAGTTGGCTTATCAAGGCTTAGAGAGGCTTCAGAAGGCCTCAGATGATATTTATGTGGCTCGTGTAGAGGAAGAGCTATCCGTCATTGCCTCAAAGAACTTTGCCTCATATTTCTTGGTTATTGCAGATATGATTAATTGGGCTAAAGAAAATAATATTAAGGTTGGGCCAGGGCGTGGTTCTGCTGCTGGATCTTTAGTTTGTTATTCATTGGGAATTACAGATGTTGATCCAATTAAATATGATTTGCTTTTCTTTAGATTTATTAATCCAGAGAGAAATGACTTTCCAGATATTGATACAGACTTTGAGGACCGTCGTAGAAAAGAAGTTAAAGAATACCTAAAGAAAAAATTTAAGCACGTAGCTTCAATTTCAACTTACACTTATTTTAAAGACAAAGGTGTTGTTCGTGATGCTGCTCGTGTATTCATGGTTCCACTTCAAGAAGTAAACCGTGCACTAAAAACTGTAGACACTTTTGAAGATTTTATGGATTCTCCGAATACAAAAGATTTTAGAGCAAGGTACCCAGAAGTAGTTTGGCTTGCTGAAAGATTGCGTGGTCGTATCAGATCAGTTGGAGTACACGCAGCTGGAGTAGTTGTAGCAAAAGATGACTTAAGAAATTATGCACCAGTTGAGTCTCGTGAAGATTCACAGGATAAAGTATCTGGAAGAATTCCAGTAGTCGCATACGATATGGATACGGTTGCTGATATAGGTCTTATTAAACTAGATGCACTAGGCCTTAAGACTTTATCGGTAATCTCAGATACGCTTGAGTCTATTAAGGAAAGATCTGGTAAAGAGATTAATCTTTCTGAGCTTACCATGGATGACCCTAAAGTTTATAAAATGTTAAGCGAAGGATATACAAAGGGTGTTTTTCAGGCTGAAGCCACACCGTATACAAATCTTTTAATGAAGATGGGTGTAGATAAGTTTGAAGATTTGGTTGCATCGAATGCTTTAGTTCGTCCAGGAGCTATGAATACAGTGGGTGCTGCATATATTAATCGTAAGCACGGGAAAGAAGCGGTTGACTATAGCCATGTGATTATGAAGGAGTTTACTGAGAATACATATGGTGTTATTATATATCAGGAGCAGGTTATGCAAGCCTGCGTATACCTAGGTGGCATGTCTTGGTCAGAGGCTGATAAGGTCCGCAAGATTATTGGAAAGAAAAAAGATGCAAAAGAATTTGACCAATTCAAAGATCAGTTTATTGCTGGTGCTTCAAAGCAAATTACTCAGAAAAAAGCAGAGCAGCTTTGGCATGACTTTGAAGCTCATGCTGGATATTCTTTTAACCGCTCTCATGCTGTTGCTTACTCTATGCTTAGTTATTATACTGCTTGGCTTAAGTCCTATTATCCTCTTGAGTTCATGTTTTCAATTCTTAAAAACGAAAATGACAAAGATGCGAGAACAGAGTACCTAATTGAGGCTAAGCGCCTAGGTCTTAAAATTAAGTTGCCGCATGTAAATGAGTCAGACATATACTTTTCACTAAAAGACAATTCAATTATATTTGGATTGGCTGAAATTAAATTTATTTCAGATAGTATTGCTAATAAGATATTAGATAAGAGACCATTCGCAGACTACTCAGATTTTATTGATAAGGCTTCTAAAAAGGGAAGTGGGATTAATAGTAGAGCAATTGCTGCATTAAATGCAATTGGTGGTGCTGCTTTTACTGATAATCCTAGATCTGGCAATGAGAAAGATAATTACTATGAATATTTGGGGATACCTACTTTTAATTTAGAGGGAATACCACCAAGAATTAAAGCACAGGCAAGGCCTATAGATGACTTTGATGACCTTGGATCATTTGTTATGTTCGGAATGGTTAAGAGCATTAAGCGTGGAACTGGCTGGGCAAGAGTAGAGCTTGTAGATGAAAGCGGTACTGTTGGATTATTCCATCATGAGGATACTCAAATTGAACCAAATCAAATGTACTTTATATTGGTCGGAGACAATCGTATTGCAAGATATGTTAATGTTAAAGATATTAATCCAGATGCACCAGACCTTTTTGTAGATTATTTATATAGAAAAGAATATGATTTAGAAGAAGATGAATATATGGTTATTAACTTTACTCCATATAAAACTAAGGCTGGTAAAATGATGAGCCATATAGTATTATCTAACCGTGAAAAAGAATTAACACGAGTTATTGCATTTCCGACAATGTACAAGATGTCACTTGCAAAAATGCGTGAAGGTATGAAATGTAAGGTTGTGCTAGCTAAATTAGATGATGGCACATTAAATGTAAAGGAAATAAAATGACAGAAAAAACTCCAGAAGAACTTTTTAAAGAGATGAGCTTAAGCAGGGTTCTAGTTGCTATTATGGAAACAATTACTGAGATTAGCGTACCATCTGAAACATTTTTAAATTCTGCTAATGAAGATAAAGAGCTAGAGGTTGAATATAATTCAGATGCACAGACATTTGTGTTTAAGCTTAAGGAAAAGAATGCAACAAATGAATAGTAGTGATCACGGCGTATACATGGTTACAGACAATGGTCTCGATGCCTTGGCAGCTGTACTTCACGAGACAGCAATAGAAAAAGGTTTTTGGGAAGGCCCAGTAAATCACGACAAGCTAGGTAATAAGCTTGCTCTAGTTCATTCCGAAGTAACTGAAGTTTTAGAAGCTATTCGAAAAAATCATGGGTCTGAAAAGGTTGTAGAAGAAATGGCTGATGTAATTATTCGTCTTTTAGATTTATATGCAGCAATGATGAACGGCGGACTAATAGATACGAGCTTAGACGAACAGTTATTTAAGAAGATGGATATAAATTCTAATAGACCAAGACTTCACGGCAATTTATTTTAATGATATACTAAGCAGAGAGAAGAAAGAATATAAATGACAATTGAGTTAGATAATATACTAGCAAAACTAGATCCAAAAACAAGAGCAAGAGTTAAATCTGCACAAGATATAAAAGTAGAAAAGCAGTTGACGCCTTCAATAGGACTAAATATGTCTCTTAAGGGTGGGCTTGGCTATGGAAGACAGGTTCTTGTTTGGGGCAATAAATCTGCTGGAAAATCTTCTTTCTGTTTACAGATGATTGCTATGGCACAAAAAGAAGGCAAAACTTGTGCATGGATTGATGCTGAGGCATCATATGATCAATCATGGGCCGAGTCATTGGGAGTAGATTCATCTGCCCTAATTTATTCTCCAGCCAAAACAGTTAATGATATGGTGGATGTTGCAACAAAGCTTATGGATGCTGGAGTAGATTTAATTGTTGTTGATTCCATCTCAGCGTTATTGCCAGCTATCTATTTTGAAAAAGATGGAAATGAAATGAAGGATTTGCAAGACACTAAGCAAATCGGCGCAGAAGCAAAGGACATGACCCACGCAGTCAAGATGTTAAATTATGCAAACAAAAACACACTACTTGTTCTCATCTCACAACAACGAAATCAATTTGGATCTATGCATGCTAGTCACATCCCAACAGGTGGCATGGCAGTCAAGTTCTTTTCTTCCACTGTCATTAAACTCT